GCAGGGCGAACCTCAGCGGGGCGAACCTCAGCAGGGCGGAACTCAGCGGGGCGAACCTCAGCGGGGCGAACCTCAGCGGGGCGAACCTCAGCGGGGCGAACCTCAAGGATGCAATTGATGCGGCCCATGCCTTGGCGATGACGGCCATCCTTCCCGCCGATGGGCCGATCTGGGGATGGAAGAAATGCAAAGACGGCGTGCTGGTGAAACTTGTAATCGGAAATAAAGCACGCCGCAGTCACGCCGCTGGCCGCAAATGCCGCGCCGAGCACGCCAAGGTCCTAGAGGTCATTGGCGCAGAAGTCGGCCTAAGTCTCTATGACGGTAAGACGGAATACCGCGTCGGGCAAATCGTAAAGTGCGATATGTGGAACGAAGATCGCTGGACCGAATGCGGAGGCGGGATTCATTTCTACCTGACAAAAGAAGAAGCGATTGCCCACACCTAGGGCGGACGGCAAAGAGCTGCATTGTGGCAATGGAGGGAAGGTAACCGTGGAAACCACTCAGGAATTAACATTCCGAGTCATGGAGGCGCACTATGGGCGACAACATGGACCTGTGGATTCAGGCGTGCTCTGGCCTGCCAATCGAAAAGCAGAACATCTTGGCATATTGCATGGTCGGGGCCTTCTCAGCTTTAGTGAGCCGGGAAACGTTCGAGGCCGCCTTGAGCGTGGCAACAACGTACTATCCTGCGAAGCCGAGTATGCCGACTCCCCTGGACGGCAAGACGGATTCCAGTGCCGCAGAAGGGCAGTAATCTTTGATCTCAAGGATCAGGCATTCAAGTGCCTAAACTGCTTCCGCGAGGGGGTGCTGTGAAAAGTTCTTTCAATATCGCAGACCGGAAGCTCCAATTCGTACCCAAGCCCAAACTGCACAAGAATCTCAAGGAAGTGCTCCGCATCGCACGCTATTGGAAGTCTAAGGCCGAGAATGCTTATGCAGGGATGCGGGTCTGTGCAGACCCGTCTCATCGAAGGAAGGATTTATGAGGGCAGACCAGTTAACCATCCATACAGCCGCCCCAGAACTCTTAGAAGCATTGCAAGAATTGCTATTTCGCTTCAAGCGGGTTGCTGCTGATTTCACTGGCGAGATAGATCCTGCCGATGAAAAACGCATCGCTATGGCTGAGGCTGCAATTCGGAAGGCCCGAGGTGAAAAGTGAACGACCAGTTAACCATCCAAGCACCTGAGAAGCCAGTTTCCCCCGCAGCGCAGCCAGAACAGACGGCTGCACCTACCCCAGAGCCTCAGTTATCCTATTCCCCGTCCATTGGGAGTTTGATTGAGGCTCTGGCTAAGGCTTCATTAGACTTCAAGCCCGTGCTAAAGAATAGCAAAAACCCCTTCTATAAATCCAACTATGCGGATTTAGCCGAAGTTATTGATGCTACTCGCAACGCTCTGGGAGCAAACGGTTTGGCCGTTCTTCAGCCAGCGATCTACAAGCGAGAGTCCGGCGTGGTTGAGATTCAGACCATCCTAGCGCACTCGTCAGGCCAGTGGATGAAGTCCCTGCTAGAGATGCCAATGTCTAAACAGGATGCACAGGGCATTGGATCGGCCATCACTTACGGACGCCGTTATGCCTACTCTGCCATGCTGAATGTCGCCAGCGAAGAAGATGACGACGGGAACGCGGCAGTATCCAAGCCGTTCAAGAAAGAGGAAACCGAGGTTCAGTTTGATCAGCGCACCGAGGATCAGCAAAACCTCAAAACCTTTGAAATCACAGCCATAGACGAAGCCTGCAAGCGTACCGGGAAGACTGAAGATGAAGTTGTGGCCTACCTTGGCCTGTTAGGAGAGAAGCGTATCGAGCACCTCAAGCGTGGCCAGTTTAAGAGTTTCCTGCAATGGGCCAATTCCAAGACGGAGCCAAAGAAAACCACGGCAGCCCTGAAGCCAGCTTCTCAGATTCCGGCTCCCGATCAGGCGCAGAAGGTCATGAAGCGGCTGTTTGCAACGGCCAATGAATACCAAATCCCAGAAGGAGACGTAAAAACATGCGCTTACGAGCGTTACAAGGTCGATTCCATGACCAAACTGACCGTTCCTCAACTGGAGGACATGATCGTATGGGTGAAGGAAGTCGCCGCCGCTGTACGGGAGTCGTCCTAGCGCGAAACGGGGTCAGGGAATACTATGCCAAATGCTGGAGACTGGCCTTGCCAGGGCGAACGAAGTGTAAGGGGTGTCTGAGGTAGGGCAAGGGGTAAAGTAGCCGTAGCGGGGCCGCAAAGCGTGGCAAATAGCTATTTAGACATCGGGGAGAAGCTCAGACGTGGCGAGCACCGGCTACGGAGCCGGGGGACGCAGGACAAGCGGAGATGCCTCATTGCCTTCCGCCAAACAACGCCTCCTGCCTCCCCGATCAAAATTAACGAGAGGGCGCTGACATCTGCCAGTTGCCCTGATCTGAGAGATGCGCCAGGTCAGTTGCGTTAGCTTGCCGCTGCGATGTGTTGCGCGACGTTTGGCCTACTGACAGAGGCCCTGCCGCGAATCACTACGGCAGCGTTGAAATCGGCATTCGCTTCGTAACCGCAAGCGAGGCACCGAAAGACGGATTGAGAAGGGCGATTCCGCTTATTAATATGGCCACACTCAGAACATTCACGGCTGGAATTCCGAGGGTCCACGACAGCAGTGGATATCCCCGCAAGTCGAGCCTTGTACTCGATAAATGCTCTGAGTTGAGCGAATGCCCAAGAGTGCAGAACTGCTGGGTGCTGACGCCCAGCCGTGATCCTGGTGCGGATTCCGCGCAAATCTTCGAGCGCAATCCCTACCCCAGTGCCTTTAGCTTTGGCAACGATCTGCTTGGATACGACGTGGTTTACATCGGACGCGAAGCGATTCTCACGACCGGAAAGTTCCCTGAGTTTACGACGGCACCCGCGAGTCCCCTTGCTTTGAAGCTTGGAGCGAAGACGCCTGTTCCTGTAGCGAACTCCTTTTACGGTATCACCGGAGTAGGTTCCGCCATCCGAGTCTGTTGCGATATTGGCAACCCCGAGGTCGATGCCAAGCCATTCGTCCACTTCCCGCAGGGACGGTTCTTCCACATTGCAGGTAACAGCGAGATACCACTTGCCGCGATGATAGAGCAAGTCGGACTCGCCTTGGCGCTGCTTGAGTTGTTCGATCTGGCGAGGTCCGGCCACATAACCAATGTTCTGACGCCCGCCAACGGTCCAGATGTTGACGTGCGATTCCTTACGGAAGCTCAGTATTCGATCATCATAGGCAATGGCCCCAGTCTTCCCGAACACCCGCTGTCGCTGTTTGTTGATCTTGTAGGCATCTGCAACTTTGGAAAGGGCGCGAATTGTGACTTGGGAGTTGAGTTCGTACAACTTTCTGGCGGGATGATAAACGGCCTGCTGGAGAGCGAAAAAGGAAAAGACTTTGATCTTCCAAGCCTCGGCACTCAACCAGTTAGCACAGTCGTTCGCCCGGTGAATGGTAGTCAGTAACAGGGCGGCTTGTTCCTTCGTCGGCAGCAGTTTGATTTTTGCTGTAATCTTCAAGTATTGAGTATAGCATAGGGAATGAAAAAGTTGCAGGAGGGCTGAAAACGCCGATGAGCTACGAAATTCCAACGTGTGTCAAATGTGGCGCTGAGTACTCGATGCCTGAAGGTTACGAGGCTACTGCTTGGTGCAACCCATGCGCTCAGGAGTTGGTGCCGGAACTGCTGGAAGCGCTGGAAGTTCTTATTGCTCCAGACAATGGCAAGATTCGAGCCGCCGAATTAAAGGCAAATTTTGCCAAAGCGCGGGCCGTGATCAAGAAAGCTAAGGGGCGGTGAGCGGGGGCTTTCGGGAAGGGAGGGGTGAGTGAGATGGCGAAGTCGACGACGAAAACTGTATGAGCGTGATCCGTTTGTTAAGGTATGCCCCGAGTGTGGCGGCCTTCACTTCGGGTCGTATGGCTGCCCCTATGCTCAGACGATTTGCGATGTCTGCGACAAAACGCTGTTACGGCACGAAGGTCGCATGTTCTGCGTTGGCGGGAAGACGAAACACGATCCGACTTCTAAATTCTGCACATGTGCGCAGTGCGTAAATGATCGAATGAAGTTCAAGGAATCGCTGAAACGTGACGCGGAGACTAAACGATGAGAACAAAAGGGGGATGAGGAACAAGGCAATGACTGACAAGAATGAAGGGCTGGAAACACGCGGCAAGTTTGCAGGTCGCCAATCAGTTTTCAGGGGCGAGGATGACGAAGGCAAGAACACCGACCACGTTATCGAAGTTACGGACACCGAGCCGGAGATTGAGCTTGCGTGGAACAGCGGGAAGGTCCGTACCTATCTGCGAGTTCGCAAGTCGGATTTGTTACGGGCCATCAAGGAAATGGAGTGAGCACTGGCTGAGATCAGGCCGGAACATCGCAAAGTTGAACCGTGGATGCGTGAGGTTGTGCAGGAAATACTCGCTCACGGTTACGCGCCACGGGGCAATTGGGGCGCATGTTGGGAGACTTTAGTCCGAAGAAACGAAGGCAGGTCCGCCCGAAGCTGCGAGCCTCATCTGGAACAGGCGGTTGATACAGGAATTGAAATGGGGGATTTATGAGGGCGGCGGGAGATTCAGAGTGAGCGAACGTAAATATATTGATGGGCAAATCGTAGATCATTGCTTTGTGCGGCCCAGCAACGGCTCCGACCAGTGCGGCTACGATCAATGCCACCAACCAGAACTAGCTCATCTGTGGACGGTCGGCGCAAACAAACCGAATGAGCGGCCAGCGGAGTCTTAGGAGGAGCGATGGCGGGAGATTCAGAAGCGGGGCGGAAAGAGTTTGAGGCTTGGGCGCGAGATTACTTTCACGGCATCACTTTATATGAGTTTGAGCGCAAGGTTGATGGCCGTGGCGAGTATAAGTGGGAGCCGATGATGTACGCATTCGACGCCTACCGTGCCGGAGTCGAGAGCCAGAGAGAGGAAGGGTGGATCTCGTGCGCGGAGAGGTTGCCGGAGTTTGGAGGCACATATCTCGTCTCAGTTCCATCGGCAGGAAACGCGCCAGCAGGAAGACAAGGAGGTGCCCTTGGCTGCAAGTGTGTCCACGATGGTCGGGAGATGTGCGAGCACTGCGGACTGATTGAACAGGTTAAGGACGCACTGTCTCCTCTGCGGGAAGAACTGCGGTCACAAACTTGGGAAGCTGCACACCAGCAAGAGTGTAGATTGAAGGTTGAGGCCGCGCTGGCCGCTTCCGAACGCCGGGTGGAGGAGTTGAGGGAGGCGTTGGAGAAATTAGAGTTGTACAACCGCGACATCGCAGCAGGCCGCATTAACTATCGACCAAAAGATCACATTGCGGTGGCCGAGTCCGTGCTGAAGCGTCAGGAGGGGTAGTGTACGGTGAATGTGATTACTGCCATGAGTTCAAGGTGGTAGGCGCACGGACGAAGTTATGCCGCGAGTGCCGGGAACACTATCGCATGGTCGTGGACAAGTACCTCGATGGTGATCCGCTGACTCCGCTAAAAGCGGCTGCGTATTTAATCGGTGAGCGTGAGGAGGGCAAGTGAAACTGGATGAGAAGCAGGTTGAAGCGTTAATGGATTGGGCAAAAGATGCCACGTTGGAGATCGCCGCCATTGGTGGCAATGGATACGGATTCCGCGTGGAGCGAGTTGTCGCCCGCGTCTACCTGAGAGAACCGTACTGCCGCATCCACGACGATAAGCGACTTTGCGAATGCACCCTGTTGGCCGAGAGGAGGCTCGGGTGAAAACTATCTGCCTATTGCTTGGAGTGGTGATGATGGGGTGCGGGAAGCAGCCCTGGGACAATGCGAACGACAGTCTAGAGCAGCCGGACGAACGGCCCGCCGCGCCTCCGGTCATTCCAGCCGAGTGTCACTGCGGTAAACAAGCTCCGTTGCCCCCATTTGGCCAACAGTGTGCGGCGTGTGGCGGGAGGATACCTCCGGTCATTCCAGAGAGCCGGGAGAAGGGGGGGGGGAAGGTGGAATATGACTGGCAGAGCTGCATGATAAACGGAAGCGAGTGGGGAAGAATGTTAACGCTTCGTGCCGCAGGGGGTTGGCGTATGGTTTCGGCCAGCGTGCTACCCGACACTTCACGGGGGATATTCGCTTATGTATTTTGGGAGCGGGAGAAGAGAGGCGAGCGTGGCTGAACAGGAGAGATGTCCAATGTGCGGGAAATCGGATCGCTTCATGCGACATCCCGGAACGTGCCCCAATCCGTTCCACGATGAGAACGACGCTGCCGAGATCGTTGCCCAGCACAATCGAACGCACGGAGCCGCAGAAGAAACGAGTGCTGACCAGATGCGGTCACTGAATCAGGAGTGCGCCACACTGCGGAAGGGCTGCATCGAGTTGAATGCGAAATTGGCCGCTTCCGAACGCCGGGTGGAGGAGTTGAGGGAGGCGCTTACGCGAATGTTAAGACACTTTGCCGATGAAGACGGTGGCCTGTGTATTGAATGCGGTGAGGTAACCGGAAAAGGAAAAGGTTGCGACACGTGTTACGTGCTGGCCGAGGCCGAGTCCGTGCTGAAGCGTCAGGAGGGACGATGATGTTTGAGAAAATTCGCGCAACTTGGAAAGCTATGTCTATTTCGGACATGACCGAGGAACAGATGAACGAGGTCTGCCAAGTCTGCGGATTCACTCGCGGCGATCATTACGGGCTGGATGGAGATGCGTGCCCGATCGGAGAAGTGTTGCGTGGCCCACATCCGACATTGAAGTTCGCGGGTGAGCGTCAGGAGGGCAAGTGAAGCTGAATGAGCAGCAGGTTGAGGAACTCAGAAGATGGTCAGCTGTGATTTGCGTAACGCGGTCTATTCGGCGGCCTGTTGTGTTGGAGATCGTCGCTGTTGGTGGCAATGGATACGGATTCCGCGTGGAGCGAGTTGTCGCCCGCGTCTACCTGAGAGAGCCGCGCTGCTATGGGCATGGGACGAAGCATGACGCGGTGTGCGAATGTGGGCCGATTGCGGAACGGAGACTCGCGTGAAAACGATCTGCCTATTGCTTGGAGTCACGGAGGCGAGAAATGGAACTCATTAACCGGATTTTCGGACTGTCTCTTTCAATCGTGACCATCGGACTCATTGCGGGTGCGATAGTCGATGTGACGCGCTGGTATCACAGCGGGAATGAGCAGGACTTCCGTTGGTTGATCGTGACCTTACTGGTGCTGATTATAGCCAAAAATGAACTTGCCATTTACGATCAAGGCCGCCGCTTACGAGAGATCGCCAAAAAATTACTGAATCGAATAGAACATGACTAAATACGCAGCGTTATTGCTTGGAGTGGTGATGATGGACGGGGTGCGTTTCTTCTCTACCTGGGAGGTGTGAAGTGAGCGATGGAACTGCGTTACTGTGCTTCGTTGTGGCGCTCTGTTGCTTCTTGCGCATCTTGGCGCTGGCCCAGGAACGCAACGAGCTGCGGATCGAGAATGCGGTGCTCAAAGAAAGGTTGACGCATTTGGAAACAAGCGAGCCGAAGCCATGACCCCATCTCTGTTTCTCTGCCTCAGTAGCAGCGAATTCGTTCCCGGATTCTTAATCGGGTTCATGGGACTGCTGATCCTAGATATACGGCACTGCAATGGAAGGGGATTCTGTCTGGCGTGCCGCTTGGCTGACTGGTGGGAGGCCGACAAGCCCCGCATCGAAACCGAGCGCGAGGTCGATGGCCGATGGATTGCGGAAGTGATGGACGTGCCGGGAGCGTTGGCTTACGGAGCAACGAAGGAAGAGGCGAAGAAGAGGGCGGTGGAGATTGCGGAGGCGGTAAAGGAGCCGAAATGATCCGTTTCTTACTAGCGCTTGCGATGATGCAGACGGGGAGGGCGCAGCAGGATGCCCATTGCTTGCGTTTCTAGCGTGGCTGGAGGGCCGAACGGGGGCAGGGGTATGCTACGGGGTCACCGGATACCAATTCCCCGCGAAAAGGGCATCCTGCTGGGCTACTGTACATCCCTGCACGTGGTCTGAATCCACAAAGGTATGCTTCACTGCTGGATTTCCCCAATTTCCGCCCCAAATAAGGCCATATTTCCCTGCCAATGGCCCAAGGAATGAGTAATCCACCTTCCACGTAGGCTCCCCTGCCACGACTCGCACGATGTCACAGGCCAGGCCGTAATGGTGGACGCCCACCGTCCGCAACTTTGTAGCTCCTTGATTAAACAGCACTTGCTGCCTTTGGTCGCTGCGGTAGGTTTCAAAGGCGATGACCGGAGTTCCGGCTGTTTCGGCGTCGGCAATGATGTTCTGAACAGCCTGTCTGGTTACAGGTTCCAGAAGAGCTAGGTCGGAGATTCGATCTGTAGAGGTGAGGCGGGGATCGGCTGAGATCACGTCCGTGTAGAAGTTTCCCACCTACTTCCGCTCCACCACGTGCATCTTGTCTTGGCACGCCTGAGAGAGAGAATCCAGCTTCTTCTGGGCCGCTTCTTGGGTAGGGAAGGTCTGCCCATAGGCGATGCTTCGGCCTGAACCTGATTTGTAGGTGATGTACCAGCCCGCAGGGGCGTTGATATTGACGGTCCCCATACTCACTCCCACTGATTCGATACCCGCCTGAATGATACCTGCATCTTCCCTGCTGTCTGATTAAAATCCAATTGTTTCTGATCGTAGGCCCCGTCCGGCCACGGCAAGGGGATGCCGGGGACGTTCTGGCAGGCGGCGGGGACCGAGTACGCCAGGCCGTTGATGGTGACTGCCAGAACGGACCACGTTTTCGCCACGGAGTTGATGACGTTGCGGATTTTGACGCGATAGGGCGTGTTCGGCGCGAACTTCCCCGGAATGATGCCTGTGTTCGCCCACGGGTTCGCCTTCGTGTAGACCTGAAACTGTCCGCCGATCGCGTAGTTGAACTGGCCTCCGCAGATGTAGTCGGTCCCGGCGATGTTGACTCGGTTGGTGGTTTCGATGGCCTGTGCTACGCCAGGAGCGTTGGCGTCGGTCATGAGATCGTAGACTTGGGTGAACAGGATGGCGGCAGGGTCATGGTACGGCAGGATGGGCCGAATGAGGGACGCCAGCATACACGTCCACGAGGTGCCAGCGATGTTCACGTGCATCCATTCGTCGGCGTCGGTGGCGGGCGTGACCGTGTACAAGGTCGGAGGCACCCATTTGCCGTTGACCACAGGCCCGCCGATGTCCGCTGCGGCCTTCGGCGTCCACAGGGTGCTGCGTTCAAGGTCGATGTCGGGGATCATAGATTCTCCAGTTTGTCTTGTAACCTCTTGATTTCAATGTCGATCCAGTCCTTCAGCCGGGACTCCGCCCCTTGGCGTTGGTGCTGAAGTTCGTCAAGGCGATCCACGATCTCCAAGCGAGTCTTCGGCTCGGGCATTACCTTCAGGGGCGGATTGTATTTACGGCTGGTCACCTGCCCCCTCCGCTGGCACTCCCTGTACGGTGATGGTGTGCGAGTCGCGTTCGTCCTGCCGTCCCTCCGCCTTAGACGCCTTGACCAGTTGGTCCATGCGGCTATTGATGCTCAAGTGAACGTCTTGAATCTTGGTGCCGTTCCTGATCGAAGCTACCAAGGCCGCTGCTCCCAGCAGGGTAGGTGGGATGGCCACGATCATTGCTATCTGCACTGCGTCGGTCATCGTCTTACCGAGGTACAATGGTCAGCATCTTCTCCACGCCGACCAACAGAAATGCTAACAAGCCAGCAAAGAAAGCAAGCCTGCCGATTTCCTGCAATTTGGGGTTGACGCACAGGGCATACATTAAGACCCCAATCAAAGCGACCAAAAGGCTGAAATAAATAAGCATAGTGCCTCCGTTACCCGTTGGAATTTGAGTTGTAGTTGTTGGCGAACACCGCCTTGCCGTCCTCTGAGAACAGGAACGGATAGGTGGAAAGGGCAGTCAGGATATCCTGCTGCAATTTGTGGATGTCAGTTTGGGTCATGTCTACGATGATGCATGGTGGGCTGTCGTGCATTATTGTCCTCCTTGGACTCCTGCAATTGGTTCATCCTTGACGCAATTTGGCCATGGCTCAAAAGTGTCGCTATCGGAAAGGGTAGCAGTCGATCCTGCTCGATTTTTGACCCACGTCAAACTGTTCCCTCCGCTTGGCGATATATCGAGGCATCCGCGATTCGTGTACACCATTCGGCACACAGCATAACCTGCCTTGGGGAGGAGCCGATAAAACTTATTCTCGGGGCAGAAATCTGCACGAAGCGGGCCCGTCGCTGGGGAGATCATGTCAGCCGAATCAGGGGGGAGCACCCGCTGCACGCGCAGACCATATAGCGTGACACGCTCGGGACGAGGCCACATTGCCATCACTGTCGCACCCGCACAGAACCCTACACAGAACAGTACGGCGGCGAATCGCGCCCATCCCTTAGATGTCGTCTTCGTCGGATTCTCCCCCTTCTTCAAGTTCGGAGAGTGTGAGCTTTGGGAACTTCTTCCCACCCCGGAGCTTCTCCACGATTTCAGCGTCGTGCTGAGAGATTTTAGCCACGCTTCTCCGAACCGTTTTGCGAGTATTACGCCCGCGCTTGATAACATCAAGAATGACCCACCATAGAGCAGCCAGGAGAGCAGCTCCACAGACGGAGAAAATAGCAATCTCCCACTCCAGTCGAGCGTGAACATCGCCATCGAAAAGCATGAAAGCTGCATCATGCACGATGCCTCACTTTACAGTGTATTTCGAGTTTTGCAGCAAAGTCCATACTGTTGTTACGGAGGACGAACTATTTCTTGTCATTTACCGCAGCCGTGGCCGCAACTGCCTGCGTCTGGGCCACGGTTGCTCCAACCCCCTGAACGGTAGCGGAAGCTACATTGACTCGCAGCCAACCAGTAAGGGCTCCCTTGATAGCGCCAAATACGATACCGCCAGCGACAATCCATGTGGACTTACTGAGAGGGATTCCGCCCACCAAGGCCAAGGATAGGCCGGATACCAAGCCAGCGAGCACAGCCTGCACTAAACTGTGGAATTTACCATTGGCCGCGTAGATCGTAACTACCTTTTCCCATAGATTCATAGCCATCCCCCTTTACTGCATTGATCCCACAAAAGCCGAGCATAACTGATTTCCTTGCGAATCTTTGCCTAAATTTGCAAATCCGTCCGCAGGCCACATAGCCCCATCTCCACCCTGAAACACGAATCCAATGGAGTTCTTGCAACCAAAAGAGCCAGAAGTTATTGAGTTGTATGTCGGGAAGAAGCGAAGAATTGGCAGGGGGCCAGATAATGGCTCCCCCCAAATCTCATTCTCCAATAGAGTCAGTGTCATTTGCCCCGGAGTCGAAAATCCTACACTATTTCCAGTCGCTATCACCCAAGGTTCGGCATCGTTGTTGAATGGATAAGCCATTCCACCGTGCGCCCCTGATGATGCGGTAGCTCCCGATGGAAAACAAGTCAAGGTGGTAAAGTTGCTCAATCCGGTTGACGATAGGGGGAACTCGGTGCGTATGTTTGGGCAAGGATCATTGGTAGTTAAATAGTTAGAAACAGCATCGGTATCATGGCCTGCGAAATTGTAGCCATTGCCGGGATTCCATGAACTGGTCCCACCCCCGAGGCCAAGTATATTGGTAGTTCCGATCTGCCAAAATGCCGCCGTACCCACTGCCAAATTCTGGCATCCTCCCGCCAGACGCATCACGTTTCCCGATGGCGACATTTGGGAATCGTGAATACCGTGAGGCGGAACAGCGTAATAGAGTGGGTCGTAGCATACGGTTTCCTGAGCGATTGGGGTAGCCGTAGCGCAACTGGATAAGCAGTTCCCGTAAATGTTCCCAAAGTTTCCTATGATTGCCCCTGTCGTAAGCGTAGTTGAGGCGGTATTCGTCAGAGGAGAGGCAGGGCAGGTATAGGACACCGAGTTGCTAGTTTGTGCCGTAATGTTGGCTACCGGACAGTTGAAATTAGTATTTGAAGCATTCAGGACGTTCGCCGTAAATCCCGCTGGCATGTTGGGCTGTCCTGCCGTGGTGACAGTGGCTACATTCGCGGAAATACTCGCCGTTCCCGACAAGAAGGCCGTAGGTGATACATCAAGCGACTGACATCCTGCTCCGGGAGTGTAGACCAAGCCAAAATGGGCCGTACCCTGGCCCCCTCCGAACCCATTCGTCGCATTTGCCCATGAAATATCGGCAGAGAACATGGCATCGCCAAATGCGATGCCAAGAATTGATCCATTCGTTCCTGCCGTTCCGGGAGCGACCAATGCTGCAACTCCAGGACAAGTCGAAAAATCGAATGTAGTTCCAGGCGAACTAGTCATCGGCGTTACGCTCGTAGCGACTGTATAGTAAGTAAGAAGATTTATATTTTGGACGTTGAAAAATAGATTGGGATTAACTCTTGAAAATCCACACGGGCTGCTAAATTTCAGATTTGGATTCTCGCCCCCATTGGTGCTGTTCAGGATTGCCCCGCCGACCTTCGTCATCCCGAAAAGCCAACACGCACCACCATTTAGTTTAATGGCGCAGGAAGTCGATCCCACGTTGCACATATTGTCATTCCAGCCGCCCGAGGACGAAAAGTTCCCAGTCGAAATATCGTAATCCAGATTTACTCCGGCAAAGGTATAAGGAAACGTCCCCGGTCCTCCAGTAACGGGCGTCGTAAGCGTAAGGGATGTGTTGCTTGCGGCTGAGATCAGAGATGTCTGCCCGTTAATGACGATCAGAGACTTTAGCCAACTAGAGGAGAACCCCGTTCCTGTGAAGATTGTGCCTGCCGAGTTCAGCGTCCCGGTACCGCTCGAACTGGTCCCAAACTGCACGATGTTCTGATCCGTGAACCTGCAAATGAGATTAGTATTTGGGTTCAAGGGACCATGAAAGCATGTATTGAATGGCGTCGAGCTAGAGAACGGAGACGAGATTAGTCCAAGTGCAGCCGTGCTTCGGCTAGTTCCTGGGTAGCTTGGTGGTCCGAAGGCGCTTCCTATGGTTCCTCCCGCCCAGTTGCCCCCGGTAATGATAGTTGCCTGCCCGAAGCAACACCCCACCAACGCCAATGGAATCAGCCACTTCACTTAATCACGCACCCCGAAGCTGTTAGTGTCCCACTCGAACCACTGCTGATCTGTGCCGTAGAGCAAGCCAGCGTAGTTGGCGGACCAGAAAGCATGGAATAACTGTAGTCGTTCAATGTGGGTACTGCCGCAGGGGTTGTACGCCCATTGAAGGAGGTCAGGAATGCTCCACCGCCCGCAGCGGGATATGGATTCCACGTAGTCGATCCATTGAGCGAGAAATACATTTGAGAGGTCGCTGCGACTCCGGTATCCACGAAGCACCACGCTACCCCAAAGGAGATCGTAGCTCCTGTAGGAAGAGTGCATCCTGAAAGCGAGGAAACGACCATTGGAGAGGCAAAGCTGCCAACGGTAGGAGCTTGGGCCTTAACCGTGACCACAGGACGTGCCAGCAGTGTCACCATCACGGCAACGTTACAGATGAGGCTAACGGCTAGACATGCGAGGGTGAATTGCTTCTTCATTTTTGATCTCCTGATTCTGGGCAAGTGAATTGCTTCCGATGATAGTCGAGCCAGCGAAGATTGCGGGGAAGGGAGCGGGAGGCCCTACGATTGCCCCATAGCACGATGCTTCGTTGAACGTTAGCGCTGCGGTAGTGACCCCATCAGCAGGACCGCTCATTGGGCCAAGGTAGCAATCCATTGCTGGGTTACTGTAGGCCAATCCAGAAAACGCGGAGGCAGTCGAGCCGCTCGGACATTGCGAGCTATTTGTAACCAGGGCGCGCGTCTGGGCCCCGCCAGTGCAAGTCAGCAGATTACCACCCGTTATGTCCGGGCCAATGATCGGCCACGCCTTGCCGCTCGGCCACCAAGATGGCGTTGCGGTGTAGATGAATGATGACGGCAATACGTGATTTCCTGGGCATGGAGTAGACAGGAAGAACTGGCTCGTATAGAGGTTGGCGTTGGCGGTCGTGTTCGACGGGAATTGCTGAATCTCGCTGCAATTGAATCGCGGAGAGCCGTATCCGGTAACATTGTCGGCGTTGCCCCAGAACATCGCCGTAGAGCTGGTGTTAGGGTCGGCATTCACGCTGGAGTTGTTGAACAAACCCAACTGCACAACCATCGAAGTGCCAGAGGCCGCCGTGCTATAGACGGTCGAGGCATTCACGTTTTGAAGAATGTTTCCAATGTAGGAATAAAAGCGATGATACGCGGTCAACTGAACTGCCGCAGTGGGGTTTGCGCATGAGCCATAAGAGGCCGCAGCGTAACTTAATCCGCTCGAATAGCAAGACGGCTGCGCCCCGTAATACAGGTTCCTAAAATGCGTGTTCCGGTTGCTGGTGGCGTGAATATCGTCGCCTGTGGACCAGTTCGTGATGTTGCCTTCCAGCAGCATAGTATCACTGGCTCCGTGGTCGCCTTCGCCGTTCTGGTTATAAGTAGCGGTGTTGAAATAATTGTTAACCGAGAAATTGTAGGCAAATACTTCGTTGTTCGATGGGCCATCGACGATCATGGGGCTGGCGACGCCGTGAAATATGTTGTTCACCACCAGCGTGTTTCCACTTCCCCATGATTCCGTTCCATAACTGCAAGTTGCCGTTTTATTCGTCAGAAATAGGTAATTATTAAGAATCGATCCGTTAGTGCTTGTCTCGTAATGGATATGTGACTGGTTGCTATTGAGGATGCGGACGCCCTTGATCCACCAATTCTGCGCGTTGCGTATGAATATGCCAGTCTGACCGCCGCACAATCCGCCACCCACATTCGAGGCGTCCACCGATAAGTCTTCAATGCCCACGTAAGACACTGGAGATGTCGGCCCCCATGCCGACATCGTGCTTGCGCTGGTCCAGTTCGGCATCAGCAGGGGAGGATTGATTCCCACGACCACGTTACTGCCCGAGCACGATGCCCCTACGGTCGTGGTTCCATTGCAGGAGGTGATCGTTACATACTGCTGCTGGTGATAGCAGTTGGCCGGAGAAGTAGAAACACAACTGCCATTTCGGTTGCCATTGGCGTTGCTGCCGCTGACATTGTATGGGCCGTTATTTCCGGGAGTCGCTGAAGACCCGCTTGACGTTGAACCGCTGACGAGTATCCCACCATTATCGCTTGTGGTGTCGAGTTGATCGAGTACCAGAAACCCTCCAACTGTGAGACTGCCTCCCGCAGTTAAGGTAATTTGATTGCTGCCTTGTTGCAGCATTCCGGTAACAGTGGTCAGATTATCGGGACTAGCGGCTGTATTGCTGTCGGTAGCGATCAGTCCGATGGCGGCAGAGTTCCCACAACTGCTAGTTCCCGCAGCCGGAACCAAGAACGTCTGATCCGCCCCAGCCCCGCGAAGGGCCGTGTTGCTGTATCCGTTCATGCAAACTGGAACGGTATAAGTTCCGGATGGCAGAAGCACGTAGGTTTTCGATCCCGAAGCCGAAGAAAGGGCGGACTGAATCTGCGTCTGTGTCGAACTAGACCCATTCGTTGTTACGGTCCGGCAAGCCGTAGTCACGCATTGCGACCATGAACCGCTGGGGATTCCTCCAGAAACTCCGACAGATGTCCAGTTTCCTGTTCGGTTTGCTGGCAATATGTAGGAACTGGTATCGGACTGACCCCAAAATAATGGAAGTTCTATATATTCCGTCACGCCACTGGCTGTCGTTCCCGCATAGGTCGAAGTCATCGTGCAATGTGTCGTGTCGGCGCAGTAGGCGATCTGGTACATCACGCCGCCGATCAGCATCCACCCGCCCCACCCAGACTGGCCCCACTGGTTCCCGGCGACGAAAGTGCTGCCACTGGCTCGCACAACAGTAGCGCTACCGTTGACGACGTTCACCGTTCCGGTTGGAGCGCTGTTCGACCACGCCAGCATCATATTCTGATAGTAACTATACGTTCCTGAGTTCGAGCCGCCCTCGTTGCTGAACACGCGAGAGTAGGCGTAGGTGGTCGTCGTTGGCTCGGTCAGCCAGGTTGATCCGACCAGCGTGCCTTGTGGCGTGAAGATGTAAAGCAGGCCAATCCCGTTCGTCATGTCCCAAGTGAGAGCGAAATAGTAGGTCGAACCGCCCCCCGCCGAGCCTGTGCCGAACGGCAAACCGATGCAGGCGGAGTGTGGGCTGACTGCGCGATTCTCAATTCGGACTCCAGGCTCCCCTACCCCTCCGCAGTAATCAGCGAACTGCATATCGAAGTACTCGTTAGAGCCGCCCGACTCCAACATCATGATCATGTCGTTGTCGAAGCCGCCATTCTGGAACGGAATGCTGAAGGTCAGGCAGCCTGTGAGTTGAACGTAGTGCGAACTAGCCGCGCCCCCGACGTTCATCAACACGCCCAAGGTTCCATTGGAGGAATCAAGATGGCCGATGTTGTTATAGTTCTGGCTTTCGGCAGAGAGAAGTGAGCCTCCACCATTCATCTGGATTGGGCCAAGATTTGAGCACACTCCCTGATTCGCCCCAACTTCCAATCCCGTGACGGTTCCGGTGAAGTTGCACCCCGCCGCTCCCGGCGTGCATACGTTACTGACTACTCCGGCGTTGCCGATGGCCGTAGTAAATGTTGTGCCCGGAGAACTCGTATTCATCTGGATCAGAGCATCGGCATTGACCGTAGACCACTGGCCTTGGCCGAAACAGGGGGCTGCAAGCAGCAAAATGGCGAGTAGAATCTTCATGGCGCTATTGCGTTCCCCACAATCGTAGACCCGACAGCCGGACCGAGGTAAATATATTCGCTGCCAGCCGTAGTTGAATTCCCGCTGTGGCCAAGTTCAAAAAACGCAGGATTAAAAACCGCTGAAGAACACGTTGCGGTGCTGGTGCCGACAAGCGCTCCTGTCGAAGCGTTGTAAAGAGAGATAGTATGCTCGCCGCCACCTATGTAATTGATCTCCATCCAGTAGAGCGTATTGAGAGAATAATTTACATTGTTCCCGTGTGAAACGCCGCCGCACGCCACTTCAACATTGAACTGAGCCTGCGTTCCGGTGCTCTGGATGTTGCACTCCGCGTAATCAGTTGCCGTCCCAGCGATCCATCCACAGGCGAGTTGCGTAGTGTCTGAAAGAGTTTGAGCGTTGTAGAACAAGAACCCGAAGGAAGCGTTGGCGCTGTTGGTGGTGAACGCGTACCTACCGACATTGGACGCATGAAGATCGTGCTTCCACATCACGCCCGGAACAGAACCCGTATTACTCGTCCCGCAGGCAGTTTTGGACGTATAGAAAGCGGGCGTAACGGTATTACTATAGGTGTCTGTACCGAAAGCTCCGCCACCATCCCACCGGCCGGTTCCGACTTCCGTGCCGCTGTTGAGATTCGCTTGGCTAATCGTGGTTCCGCTGGTGTTTCCAGTAAAGTCCACAATCATATTAGGGTCTATGTTGCACGGGCCGGGACCGTAGACGTTGGTTGGAACGTAGACATTGCCAAAATAGTAAGTGTTGCTGGCTATTCCGGTAATGTCCAGTTCGTTGAATCCGTTGCTGTTCGCCGTAAATGTCGCATTCGCTCCGCCGTCTATATTTACATAAGAGCTGGACGCGCCCGATTGGATGTGAATCCGCATCAGATGCCAGACATTCTTGCTCGGAGTAACCGCGCTGCTGGCGGTTGACCCTTGCATCTGATAACTCCCGTTTCCGTCAGATTTGAATTGGGCGACATAAGCGGCAACGGTGCTGTCGTACAACTGCATGACAGTGTTGAAATTGCTGGTGCTTGTGGTGAGATAAAACGTGAAATATAAATCGAACGTCGTGCCCGCTGGAATGTGCGGAATATCGTAAGCGCTGATCTGCCCAGCTACCGTGAATTCTATGCTGTTGGGGCACACACCAGAAATCAGCGTTCCCGGACTAGACACCACGGCTGGAGCTGTGCCGGAAACCACTGTCCATGTTTGATAGAAATTGCTGTTTCCCCCACTGGCCCAGTTCAAAGCCGATCCATCATCTCCGAACCCTTCTGTAAATGTATTGCCAAAAGTAGTACAGATCGACGGATTAGGAGTGTTCCCCGCCACCTGCTGCAAAATCTGAGCGGAGCAGGAAGCGCAGAGCAGCGCGAGAATTAGGATCAGTTTGCGGTCCATGTTCCTCTCTGCACATACACTTCCCAGTCCGTCGCGTCGATGGCAACAAAGCAGGCTGAGTCCCCAGCCGCTCCGCCCGATGCCACGCCGTGCGTTCCGCCGCCGCCGATGGTATTACGAACGCCGTTGAGGATCACGTAGGAACTGGCCGGAGGATACACGGTAAGTACCCCGGTATCGGCTGCGCCAGTGCCCGAAACAATGGAGTTGCGAACGCAATACTGAAGCCCGGTTGCCGTGGCGGGCAAAGTATAAGTCACACCCGTACCCGCCGTGGCTTCCTGGTTGAAGGTGTAGCCGCTGCTATAAGTCGCAGCGCCTAGCGTGGCAGTCGTACCGGTGGTAATCGTCACCGGAGCTTTACCGTCCACGATGCCTGTGGCGATCAGGCTGGTCCCAGTAGCCGCTCCAATGTTAGGCGTCACCAGCGCAAGCGATGAGGCCAGCTGGGTTCCGGTTATTGTGTTGTTTGTGATGTCTGCGGCCACGATAGCACTGCTCGTCACCGTCTGCGTTGATCCCGCGAAGTGCGCGATGCCCGCGCCTGGAGAAACCGCTAGCACGAGATTTGCTGGGTTGCTGCTGGATTGCGAGTAGGTCAACGAACTTCCAGCCGAGCCAATCGAAGTCACTTGCGAAGTAAGCAGCCAACTGGTGATCGCATTTGCCGTTCCAGATTGTACGAATATCGGTCCAGTATTGTTTACATCTGCAACGGTGTCATAGTCCAACGCCCGCGTGAAAACGGTCGAGACGCCCGTCGTACCTACCACGGTGACGGCGTAAATACCATTCTGCGAGGCCGTGCTCTGATTCTTTAACAGCACAGGTTGGCCAATTGCTGTGATTGCCACGCCATCAATTGTAGTTGTGCCCGTGGCGGTAATTGTAAAGGTATCGCCGATGCCGCCGCCCACTTGCACGTAAGTCCCTGTGAGGTTCGCGGTTGTAGCGATGAGGACTGCCGTCGCCGCATTGCTTCCGGTGATTGCAGCAGCTACGAATGCAGTCGTAGCCAGTTTTGTCGTGCTGTCCGCATATGCCTGCGTAGTGGCAGTAGATGATCCAAGCGCTTGTGCAGCAGTCCACGATTGGGCAAGATTTAATTCTGCGATTATCCCCGTGTTCGCCGGAAGGGATGCCGTAACCGTCCCGAGTGCTCCGGCGACCGTTCCGAGCGTTACGATGCCACTGGTCGCATTTCCGAACCCAATCGTGCCTGCGGTGCCTGATTTACCCAGAACCGGGGTAGAAATGTAGGATGGAGCTGCTGCCGAAGTCCCCGAATTAGCGAGAACCGTCCCGGCTCCTGCGTTTGCCAGAGTCAGCGTCACGCTTCCAGTCGATGCAGAATTCGAGATGATCGTTCCATCCCCAGTGATCGAGTTCACGCTGCTGGAGGCTGCGGGAGCAAAGACAAAGGCTTCATAATTCGTCCCATCCGAATAGACGAATGCGCCAGAGGGAGCGGAAGCCGAACCGACCGGGAGGGTGATATTGCTCGCCGTCCCATTTATATTTTGCCCGCTTCTGGCTACCGTGACTACTCCGGAACCATAATTCTCAACCCAGATACATTGCCCCGAAGGAGGCTGGGAACCAGAGGCTACCAGGGTAACCGTGAATGTTCCAGAGGCCGCTGGGATGGTCTTACAGCCCGCAAAATCTGCGGCCAGGACTTGATATGTAGCGGTCTTGGCATTCACTACAAAAGGCTGTGCAGCAATCAATTGTGAACTGGAGTTTGAGCCAAGAAAGAAAGATGAGGCTGGAATCGCCGCGCCTTCCACCTGTGTAACCGTGAATGCTCCGGTATTCGCCAGAGTTACATCGCCCGAGGCCGCTACGTCTACAGGTAGATTCGAGCCGTTGCCGACATAGAGATGGGCGCTGGTCAAGGCCGCAGCGATTGGCTGGGCGCTTCCATTTGTGCCAAGCAGTTTTGCCGAGGTTGGTACGGTGGTGCCATTGATTGCCCCTACCGTCATAGCACACGTACCTGCGGTGTTTGTCGCGTCTCCCGTCAGCGCCATGAAGCCTTCGCAACCAAGCCTGCCATTGGCGTCCGTTGGTAGAATTTCTGCTCCCCAGTAGTTGGCGTTATCGGACCACCAGAACATGGCTTCCGGGTTGTGGCCAGCAACCGCACCAACCAATTTGGCTGTAGCGTTTCCATTGATCGCTGAAGTTGTTGGCGTATCTGTGGCAACCACGGAACCAGTGTTTGTGTGGACAAACGCGAATCCGCTTCCGAAGCTGGTAGACCCAGCCTGAGGTATGGCAACAGCCGTAGACCCCGTACTGTTTGTGGATTGTAGATTCTCCACGCGATCCGTAGCGGCTACCGTAAAGGCAGAACTGGATTGAGTGTCAACCGTGACTCCCGGCAGCGCCCAAGACTCAAGAGCGGCAGCGCCCCCTGAAGGGGTGTCTGTCAAAAGCTGTGGAACGCCATTCGGAGTCGTAGGCCCCGGAAGCCGAGAAGGAGTTGGAACTGCGTTCTCGATGATGATGTCGCCTAGGGTAGTCATCGGGTTGGTAAATGATCCACTGCTTCCCGCCGAAAGGTCGGGGGGATACTTGATGATGTTATAGGTTCCCGCCCCACCATTCGTAGAAAGAACTCGCCCAATGATTTGTCCGCTGGCTGGAGGATTTAATACTCCTGCATCAGTGCAATCCCCTGCGATGGAGGTACTGATCTGCACGTAATCATCGGCCGTGGTCGCTCCATCGAAAGCGCACGATACCTGCCCCTCCGTCGCAATCTGAGCATTACCCGTAGTGGTGCAGTTTCCTACGCAAATTCCCAGAACTCCAGCCGTATCTGTGGTAGCCGCAAGAACAACCGTGGATGGTGCCCCCGTTAATTTGGCTAACTTGTTCAGGGTTGTGCCCGTAGACGAGGCATTCGCAACTTCTGTGACGATGGATTGGCTGGTTAAATCCAGTGGCAATTTAAGTGTCTTGAATGTGGAACTCAGCCCCTCAACCCATGAAGACCCATCCCCCACGTTGTTTATATATTCATGCAGGGTTTGGCCTGCACGAATCGTCATGCAGCCATTTGCCCCACTGCAATCCGAGCCAAATGCCAAATCTGCAGCATCCCAGGCTGGACGGTAATAAGGCGTGGCCGCCGTCTTGAACTTATTGGAGTCCTGAATGGTCAGGAAATCGGAGTTCCCCGATGAAGCGCTGAGATTCAGAATTCCCTTCTGGCTGGCCGATGAACTATTGGACTGATTTGTAGACTGCATCACCGTCGCTATTTGCCCCGCAATGGTGTAATCAGGATCAGAAGAAGAGCAGGTCACTGATTCCGGAGCCTGCATACTGGTGCCAGTGAAATCACTGAAAAATGCCCCGCACATGCTGGCAGTTAGGCCCGATGAATTCGTTCCCCAAGTGGAAATATAATTGGTGCGGAGTTCATCAATCGAGATCACCGCAGCGGAGCTAACCAAACTCCCCGGCCAGTACCATAGACTTGGGAACCAATTCGGCTCCGCCACAGTATAGGAAGTCAGGGCAGGCTGAGTGTCCGTAAATGAACACATGCCATTATTCCCGCAAGTCGCCGTCAATCCTGCGGTGAGGGCAAAATTTCCGGTTCCATAGAGCGGGGTTATGCTTGTCCCTGTCGTGACCAGAATATCCCAAGTAATCGCTCCGTACACCGCATTCAGGGATGTTCCTTGACCGAAGGCTAGGTTAGGCCATGTCAAAGGGATACTCACGGCCCCGCTGGTCGGGATTGCTTGCCCGATGGGGAGGATGGCGCTTGTGAAGCTCTGCGCTGCTTGATGGGCTACCACAAAATAATTCCGCGTGTTCCCTGAAGCCCCTCCAGTTACGAATATAGGCAACTCCCCACCAATTGGATATGCCCCCGCCCCCACGATCTGTGCATGACCTCCAGGGCCAATGAAGGTCCCTGCGGACGGATTGGTCGGAAGTGTGGACGAGCCATAAAGTTGGTTGGTGCAGGAGATTCCAGCCTCCTCATACACATTCTCCTGCGCCACTCCTACTAGGCCGGGACTCATGAAGATGTTCCACTGAGTCCCGCCTTGGACCACGGAGTCCTTGATGGTGAATCCATTTCCACTGAGGGCGAGGATTCCATTTCCTCCACATGCCATGCTGATGTCTGAATTTTGTACAGTAACCACCGAGGCATTCGATTGGTCTCCGCGTGCGTAAATCGCAGTTCCGCAGAAACCGGAACCCGATACTAGGCACATGAAGGGGCCGCCTACGGTGAAGTTGTCCACGGTCGCCTTCTGATCGTTATCGAATACCAGCCCGTAACTAAACAAGAATGTAGTCGAGTTTGGCCCACGGGTATGAATGTCCCGGTAGATCGAGTCGTTCGCATTGTCCTCGATGATGGCATTTTCAAGTGCGGCCCATCCGAAAGCAGGAGCGTTGGCGAACGTCGTACTTCCAACCGTGAACGTAAAATGGGTATTGTCTGGAACAGATGCGAGCGGGAAAATTCCGTGGATGTGGTTGCTTCCAACGGCCCCCGTGTTTACATAGAAATTCACGTCCACATAATCAGGCCCGCCAGCATTGGCAGTCATTGAGAACGGATGGGTATTCGTGTGAACTGTGTACGTTCCCGAGGCCGCCGTTACATCTAGAATCTGCGTTCCGTCAATCGTTAAGCCGGACTGGACCGTCAATCCTTCCGTTACGTGATTTACCCCTCCAGCCGTAAGCGTTCCATCAAAGAAGCATCTGCTTCGCGTGTTGCATTGAATGTAAGACCCGTAGCCGCTGAAGAGAGAACGCCTGGACCCTCGCGTGGTCAGAAACACTGGAGCATAAACCTGATAGTTTGGCGTAGTCGTGCTCTCGGCTGACAGGAGATGGACTTCGCAGTATCCGATCTGGAGAGTACCATTCAAGCCGCAACCATCATTCCATGCTTCCTGAATGCCAGTAGAGGCCGAACCTACCGTGAACCCTGCCGAGTGGGAGTTTACGGGAGTAAATGTGATGGTTCCACTGGCACCCCCAGGCGTGCAACTTCCTCCGGTAACCGCTACGGCTTCAGCGGTTCCTGTCCCGGCAACATAGGCTGAATAGGGACCGTTGGCAAAGTTTGAGGTGTCCACTCCTGCGGGGCATGGTGTCAGTGTGACAGTGGCAGGACTTCCGCCAGTCAGTGAACCAGATGGCGATTGCACCCAGTTGTAGTACGGAGTGGCCCAGACTACCTTGTTGACGATGTTTTCATTCAATGTAGTCGCTGTCGGCTGTATAACCGTCTGGCTTGTCGTAGGCGCAGTCAGCACGCAGCCCGAAGCGCATCCCCCTCCACCGCTAGTAGTTTGCGGATTCAATAGTTGGTAAACGCTTAGGGTGGGATTCCATTCGACAACCGCTAGAACGTTTTGTATTAAATCGTTGGGGGCTAGAGCCGTCCCACTGTCAGTCCCATCTGGCTTTACCAGTCGGTAACTAGTGCCGCCATTTATGGTTAACAAGGTCGTCCCTCCACCCGGATACGTATAGGAGGGGTAGAAAGAGAAGATGAACGGCAAGGAAGTAAAAAACGGCTCAAGTAGGGTTGCGGTGATTAGAATCCCTCCGCCGCCGCCCGCGCCATTCCAGATACTGTAATCAGGAATGGGGTAGCAGGCTAAGCCGTTGATGCACTCGCCTATCGTCCCACTCGAATTAAGAATACCGAATTCTGTATTGGATGCCAGTGGAGCTATGTATCCTCCGCCTAGAGAGCTTTTTACGACGTAGGAACCATTGCTGGCGTAACTGGCACCAAAGAAGTTTCCTGATGGGTCTACGGTAGCAACGGGATTCGGGTTTACGGTAGTGCTGCTGGCCGCCAATGGGTAGTCAGCGATTGCGTTGGCATTCCCGGCATTCGGAGATACGGTCCCGCTTGCTCCACCACCGCCACCACTGCCACCTCCGAATACATCTGGCCTTACATCCTGAAGGTTGTAAACCATTGTGGCATTTGTAGTTGCAATAGCCACGGGATAAACGTTGGTGGAAAATCCAGTAGTGTTCGAGCCTATTACCCCGGCAACCATGTCGAGATACACATAGGTCTTCGTGTTGGCAGCCAGAGCCAATCGCTGTGTTGGTATGGTAATCGGCGTGCCCGAAACAGTGATTTGGCCTGTCCCTACGTTAAGCCAGAGTCCATTAAGCGCGGGAGCGCTGGGGAAGAAGAAGGGGTTAAACGCAGGAAGAGAAACTGCTCTTTTGGCATCAGGAACCTGCGCCAGAACCGAAGCACACAGCACCATTGCAATGACTATCTTTTTAAGCAAAGAATGTGACCGTCCCAGCATCCGCAGTCCTCGGGTGTTCGTCTTTCCTGTGTACAATGTTTTCCATGAACCAGGGCCGAATTGGAAGTTGTAAATTTGCATAGAATAAAGCCCTTTGAGGAATCCCCTTCCCTCCAGCCTTCCTAACATCCGCCGCCACAGTGATGTCATCTTTCAGGCTTCCGTCGTAGATTGACGTGCATTGTCCGTGTAACCAGCGGAAAGTGGAATCCCAGATGTCTATATAGGAACGAAAGTCCATCTCGGAAATGAGACTGGAAGAGTGAATATCCGCATCGGCCAAAAGCCTCAACCACTCGCCCCCCTGCCATCCAGACTCCACGCGGTTCCTGATCACATGGGCTATGCCTTGCATCACTGGGCGGCATCCCGGCGCTAAACGACGACCCTCCCTGAATGAGAACATCGTTAACTGACATATTGTGATTTCAGCGGCGTTCATCTGAACCGTGCAATAGAATTACGACGATTGCTAGAGCGGCAATCAGGAAAAAGATTAGGTAGTTCAAGGCGTCCAAATCCTGGATTCTTCCAGCCTTTGCTGCTTTCCGCTCATAACGTCCTGCGGAATCTCATACTGATATTTATCTGCCCGCAAGAAATCGAATCGGTTCTGGCAGTCGCAGGCTTCCTTTCGGCACACTCCACATTTCCCATTCCTGATCTCCCAGAGCTGCCTATACCAAGGTTCTGAGCGGAATGTATTAGGCTTTCCAAAGATCAGATCGCACTGGGCTTCCGTGATGAAGTCGCCCTTAATGCAGGCCAGCAAGACAGTTCTCCAGCCTCGGTAGCGCTCCCTTGTTGGAAGGCCGTGAATGTCCACCTTGAGTTGACTCCATTCGGGCATGACCGTTTGTACCGATGTTCCACTGTATTTCGGCTTGCCATCCTGAACAAAGCCTAAACCCTGAAGCCCTAGAATCTGGCGCTCGGCCACGAAAGCATCGGGCCTGATCTTCTGCAAGAGTCCGAGGAATTCGCCAATGTTCAGAATCCGCCCCGGTATCCATTGCACAAAGTCTTGCTGGTGATTAAAGCGGAACTTCCTGACTGCATTGGTACTTTCTTCTCTGAGGCGAAGAGTTTCTTCGTTAACTTCATCAATCAGCTTGGCATCCTGCGCCCGCTTTTCACAGTCGAGAACGGCGGGGTCATCATAGCGCGGATCGTGGGTATCGTCCTCGGCAAAGCCCTGGCCGGGAATGTCGTCTCGCACTATTGTTGCCCCGCGAGCCTTGGCTTCTTCTATGGAAACTGCTGGTTTCTTGATGATTAGGTCTGTCATTGCAGTAATTCCTTGGCGACTTTGTACCCTGTTGCGCCAACGGCTCCTCCGGCAGCATATGCCGCGCCCTTCTTCAAATACCCGACCGCGCTTTGGCGTAAAGCCTGCTTATTGATGTACATTCGCAAGCGATCTACGTCTGCACCGAATATCTTCTGTTGTGCGTCTGGCCGAAGTCTCTCAAACTGATTCCTGACGGAATTCCAATCGGTTATGCCCTTCGATCCACCCGTAATGGTCCCCTTAGCTTTGGTAGCGTTTTCCACCATCGTCTTCAATGCCTGCTTGCCCGTAGCTTCCGTTGGGACGCCCTTGGTCGGTACGAAATCTTTAATCTCTTGGGCTGCTATTTGGGCGCTGTCTATGGAGTGGGTAAAATTGTCTGCACCCTTTGAACCCAAGGCATTCTCTAGGCGAGAAGGGCCGCCAGTTTTGGGGACATCACTCAATCGGGAAACTCGATTTGACAAGGCGGTAGGATCGACGGTTTCCTGAACTACCCCACCCTCCACCGTTCTTTTGGTAGACGCCTTGACCGCATTGTTCAGATCATGTAGAGCCATACCCTTCCTGTAATTGGCGTTGGCCTTATCAATGATTTTGGGATCGACCTTTCCTCCAGCCTTAATGTCCTCGATCATCTGAGATTGCAGGGTTTCTATTTCATTGCGCTTTAGTTCTAGTTTTTCGTAGGTGTCATCGTCTATTCCATTAACCTCGTCCATTCTGGTCTGGATATTGTCAATTTGATCTTTAAATCTTTGCCAGCGACCGCCAGACGCTTCATCCAATGCTTTGTAATCGGCCTGCGAACTCTTGATGACCTCTCTCCCCGTAGTTCCGACTGCATCCCGAATAGATGCTGGCTTGCTATATGGAACCCCAGATTCCTTGGCGGCCTGCTTGGAAATATCGTGGATTCTGCTTTGGAATTCTGGCTGAATATTTTCCCCGGACGGAGCCACAGTTGTCGGCATTCCTTCCGAAGCAGGAGCGCCTTCTGCAATGCCGGAACCCTCTACTGCCTTGCTGACCTGCGATGCGACAGGTCCTTCTGTCGAAGTCGAGGGGGATGGCTCTGGTTTTTTGGCGTCCAATTCTGCCTGCTTGCTCTGAAATGATTCTGGGGCGGCCTCCGATTCCTCTATGACCGAAGCCCCCTTTGTTCTTTTCATTAATTCCGGAGAAAGCGCCATAACACCCGTAATGACTGCATGGGCTATGGTGTCAGGATTAGGAGATTTAATCGCTTGGTCAAAAGCATCACTCACGAGATTGGCTATTGGCGCAATGCCAGCAACATGCTGAACGGTGGCCAGATGATCTCCGGCCTTCATGTCCTCCCTGGACGCTTCGAGATTTCTGGCGCTGGAATCCCATTGCTGCTTAAGTAATTGCGAGACGGGGTGATTTTCGACAATGTTTTGCGTTGCATTTCTAAGCCAGTGTTGAGCCTCTGGCACATTCCCAAGCTTTAGCGCCGTCCACCCCTTTCCGAAATCATCCTTCGCCTCTTGAGAAGCTCCATACCCGAATATTTGATCTAGTAACTGTTTTCCGCTTTCGGCTGTTTTCCCTATGTCTTTATATGCAGCTACCGCAGTTTGGCCGATTCCGGTTCCCAGGTTTTCAAATTTACTTAATGTGTCATTGGGGGGTGCAGATTGTCCAGTCGAGGTGGAGTCAATCGCGGTCGCCTTGCTCATATCAAATAGCGGGGCAGGAGTGGTTGGCGTCTGCCCCGCACTGGAGGGGGCGGCTGTTGATGCAGCCGGGGCAGGTAGAGGCCGAGCTTGCGACATATCGAAAATGGGTTGCGTAGCTATGGGGCCACTCCTAAATCAGCCGTCCCTGCCGCATTCGTATAGTGATTTTTTCCATCTGGTCCGGGAACAATGTGCGTGGCTCCAGCAGGCGGAGGCGCTGTTGCTACACTCCGTTGAGCATATTCTGGATCAAGTGCCGCTCGCGCCGCTTTGCCCTTGGCGTCAATATCCGGCATCTGGGCTTCATAGGCTTTGCTAGGAGCAGCGTTCTTCCATTGTTGCTCGTATTCGTCTAACTTTCTGCCCATCGACTGAACCTGCGTAGTGATGGCCGCGTGGCGGTTTCCGGGCAAGGTAGAGCCGAGGGTGTCCTTATAGGCCTGGATCGCCGGTATCGTGACATCCCCGTAGAACTTGGCCAGTTCAGGAGCAACCGTATCCAGTTTATTGTGGTACTTCGTCCATGCTGGCGTATGGGGGATGTGGCTTGCTGGAGTGTTTAGTTCGTCCAGTTCGTGCAAGTGCGAGAGGGCCGTGCCGCCAGAGTTCATGGCATATCCAGCGGTCCCCGGCTTAGTTGATTCAAACTGCTTCACGGCATCCGTGTAGGCTTCTATTTTGGACCCATCAAAGTCCGGGTATTCTTTAGCGACGGCGGCCATCAATTCCGGTTTGCGAGCCAAGACGTATCCCAATCGGCCAACTGGCATCTTGCCTTCGCCAATTTCTTTTACTAACGGATTGTCGCCAGTAACAGTCTGGGATTCCCGTAATTTCTGCTCTGCTCTGGCAGCACCTGCCTGTGCATTCTCTAGACCAATCTTGGCGATTCCTTCTTTAAGTTTTTGGGCCGTCTCCTTGTTTCCGTTGTAGGTATCTAGGGCTAATTTTTCGGATAAGCTGTATTGATCCCATGTCGTACTCGGCATGGCTTTTTCTTCTTTGAGGGTTACCGTGTTCGTCTTGGGATCAAGGACGGCGCGATGGACAATCATCCCTTCGCCAATGGCGCTATCGCCGGTCCCTTTTGGAATCTTTACGGCGTCAAACCCTCCCTTGGGGTTAGGTAGAAGCTGAATATCATTATGGGCCAAATCTACCGCGTATTGCTTCATCGCGGCGGGACCAACAGCCTCAAGATGGTCGTTGATGTCGTTATTGGAGTCGAAGTGCTGTATAACCTCCACTCCAGGCTGATTCAGTATCTTCTGCCTTGCATTAACGATAGCCAGTTGTTTTTGGTCGAAATCTAGGTTGGCGGATTTCATATCCAGTGCCCAACGAGCAGATTCTTGGGATGCCTTGGCTAAACTCGCCTGAGTCAGAAGTTTCTGCTGTTGTGCCGCATTGGTAGATCGTACATTTTGAGACTGAGCAAGGGTATTTTCTTGTTGCTGCTGTTGAAACTGCTGTGTTGCCTGCGCTCCTGCCGCCGCTGCCTTGCCCAAGTGTCCCGGACCATGCTGGCCTGCTCCTGCTGCCATAGCCCGCAGATACATGGATGAAGTATTGGCAATGCGCTCGGAGCGGGATAAGGGGACCTTCTCAATTGCACCCGTCTGTGGATTGACCTGAGTTGTAGTTGACGGTCCGCCAAGAACCTCCCCCACCGCATGGAGAATGTCCGACATCAGCGACTTCTTGGGCTGAAGTTCCGCCGTGGAAGTTTGTTCAGGAAGGGTTGCCTGATGCTCTGCCTGGGCTTGCTGGGCTGCTTGCGGAGGCGGAGCCTGTCCTTGGGCGGGGGGTCCTACTGCCGGAGCCGGGGCCGTGGTTCCAGAGAGTGAGCCAGCAGCCGCATCCATTACATCAGGAACAACTCCAGGCGTGCCCATTATTTGGCTTCCACGAAGAACGAAATTGGAGTGCGCTCGTTTACCGCCTTATCATCGAGCACGTCTTGCAGGAATTCTATTACATTGCGGATATTCACAGAACGGAAGGTTTTACAGAGTTCCGCCAACGAGGAATCGGGCGTGATCTTCCCATTTGCACCATAGGCTGCCGGGGCGCTGTGTTCTTCCGTTTTTCCCTCACACTTCATGCGAAGATTCGCTACCAAGGCTTGATGTCCTGCATGGTAGGAATTGAATACCCGAAGCCCTTCCTCGTTGACTACATTCACTTTTGTAACGGAGTGCGCTCGCAGCATTCCGGGGTTTAAGGTTCGGCAGGCATCGGAGAACACTTCAAACGCCTGATGTTCCCGAGCTATGCTTATCGCAAGTGCCTCAATGCGAAGCATTTAATCTGTCGCCTATCTGATCCCACTTGTCCATGCTGACATGCCGTTCGGCTTCGCCAACACCCAAGGCCCAGACGCCATCGGCACGGTAGGTGTGCGATCCATCTGTGATGACATTGAAGACTTCATCTTGGCCGTCATATTGGACGCTGATGATCTTGGCACTGCCATTCCCGGTAACAACCGTTTTCCCCAAAGAAAACATAGCAACCGTGAATCCGCCAAACGGTAAAGCAAAGGCGTGGACTCTGGAGGTTCGCGTAACAAATCCATTATCCGTAATCACGCGCAGAATCGGATTGCTGGCAGTCTGAATTTCTTCGATGGTTTGCGGCTCTCCGTCTATGCCCAAGAGTCGATCACCAACCTTCAGCATTTCCACAAACCGCTCGCTACCGTCTGCCATTAGATAGAGCGACCCCTTGGCTGGACAGAATGCCGATCCTACCGATGCCCCCCCCCCAAGAGCCGCACCAGCAAGATTCATCCAAGAGCTATCGGCCTGATTCACTTCGTTTGCCGTAGTTGCTGCTGCTGATCCAGCCCCAGTTGTCGCATTGGCGAACGCTGCGGGATTGTATTGCCCCGCTACGCCTCCGAGGACGCCAGCAGCTTCCAGATAATTCTGTCGCCCCGTGGCATAATCCTCGGCCATGATGTTCGACTCGATACCCGCTTCCTGCTGTGCAGCAGTCGAGGCCAACTGCTCTTGTTGCTGCATCTTGGCTCCTGAAGGAATATAGCTAGTTCCACCACCCTGCGTGCCTTGTGCTTCAGCCAGAGCCTTGGAGGCGTTGCTGTAGCCCTGCCCTGTGCCCGTGGTGGCTTGACCTTCTAGATTCTGGAGTTCCGCCTGCGAGAAGCCTTGCTGATTGATTCCCAAATTTAAAGTTGGAAGGAAGGACATAGTTAAAGCAGTTAGGATTTTCTGATTGGCCGCGAATGTTTGCGTATACTGGGCAGACATCTCTTTGTACATGGCAGTTTGGGCAGCTTGTAAATCTTCTTGTGTAGAGCTCGCACCGCAACCTCCAGAGACAGACCGCCCTTCGGCTAGATATAGCTCTATGGTTTTATGCCAAGATGAGTTCATAGTCATTCGATTCCCCAACCCTAGAAAACTCAAAGCAGCTCCTACAGAATCCGACCAACGAAGGGCTTTTGCTCTCAAACACCATGCGCCGAATTCCAGCCTTTATGACTCGATCTTTGAACTCAGGCCATGCCCTCAATAGAGTCTTGCCGCTCCGCACAAAACTAGGCCCGAACTGAATATGTAATCTCACTGAATCGGGCGGTTCAGAATCAAGCCTGACGTATAACCCCGGCCCATACAGATCGCCAATCACCATTGCCAAAGCATGATCCGAGAAGAAGAACTCCGCGCTCATGCCCTTCTCTTTGTGCTCCTCATCGTTCATGATCCATTCCATGATGGTTTCTTTATCGCTCTCTACTGGCTTGCGAAAGCTAATCATGGCTTAGTGAATACCCGAAACGACGCCCCGGCCCTGTAAAACTGTCTGATGGAATCTGGGCTGACCGTTCCAATCGCAGGCATGGGGCAGCGGAGCGTTGAATTGAATGGCGGAGCGGTGACATCTGCCGGTAGGTTTACTCCTCTTTCAATGGGATGTGGGGTATTGGCCTGAAGGCTGGACAAGGGTTCCGAATGCGACCACTCCTTTTTGGTGCCGTCCAGATTCAGTGGCGGTTTTATGAGTTCAGAGAGTCTTGGCATTACTCGCTTAACACCCTTCCGAAGATGGCATATTCCAAGACTTCGTTGGGCTGGTTCTCAGCTGGAAAAGCGATGTTCATCTGCATGTGCCGCATGTAGGCAGGCTGTTGTAGGGTCGAAAAATACCAGCGATCCGAGAATAGCGATGCTGGAGGATTCAAGAACGGCGGATCGGTTACGGCCTGACTCAACAATTCAAACGAGCCGCTGATTTCATCCCCCAGAATAGAAACCGCAGGGTGACTGCCAACTGCCTTGCAGGTAGTCGTGATGCTGACGATCTCTCCGCATTGGCCGGGCTGGGCAAACACGAACGATCCGATGGTAACGTTGGCCGTATACGATGCCCCATTGTCCTGATTTGTGGTCAAATCTCTAGCCAGAATCGGCCCGCTAGTCGTTGGTCCGAGAAGAAGTTGCTTAACTCCTGGCGTAGTTTCAATGGACTTAATGCACTTCACTCCGCCAACAATCTGGGCATTGGGGGACCATGTAAACCCTGATTCCGGGGCAGAGGTTGGGGCCAACCGATACCACCCCGTAGACCCATCTGCAATAAAGTAGGCTGAGTCGATTCCGTTGGTATGCCATGCCACGTAAGAATTGGTATTCGAGAACTGCGAAAGCACATCAGCAATTGGATCGCTGACTCGATTCACCCCTGAAGATGGATCAAGCGTAAGCATTTGGAAATCAGAAGTGAACAAGGTTGGCAGTGAGCCATTGACCGTAAACAAGTTCGGACTCAAAAGGCCAATGTCTTCGAGGAGCTTCACCGGCTGCGATGGATTCAGGTTGTTGTCCACGCCCTGCGAGAAGTAGACGCCATGCACTGTAAAGATCAGAAGCCCTGTCGCCGAACCCCAGTTCGTATTTACCAATTCCGGCATCTGGAAGAAATTCAATCCCGGCCAAGATTCCTGACCGACTCCTACAGGCTGTCCGGTAACTCCAGACCAATAGACTAAATTCCCAACGGAACCGAAAATACGACTAAGGTAATATGTTAGGTTCGTCAGTCCTTTCGGGGGCGGGGCATTATTTCCAGTGACATCGGCTTCGATGAAGTTGTTCAGAATAGACCCAGTAGCGGGAGGGTCTGGAGAATTATCCTGATAGCTCCACGGGCCTCCATTGGGCGGGGCGACGATTGTCGCTAACTGAAAGAATGTTCCTCCGCTGATACTGGTATTTGCCCCTTGTACGGTTCGGTAAATGACGATGGTATCCACGCCATCAGTTGCGAAATTAGGATCACCAGTACCGGAGACATTGACCAGACTTGAGGCCGCCAACGTGACTAGCGCACTGGGCGGAGACATACTGGAAATCTGCTTGCCCGTGGAGTCTAAAAAGGCATATCCATATTGCCAAGCTCCAGAATTGGCGGCTACTGAGGGACCGCCATTTATCCATACGGCCTGATTGTCGGACGTGACGGACCCAGACGCTTTAAGCCAAGTGGGTGCGGCTCCTCCGCTCTCTCCAGCCAAGGAGATGTTCTGGAAATTCCCGTTACTGTCGATGATTTGTGTAAGCAGTGAAACTAATTGAGAATTACCGATGTTGCCCTTGGCTGTAGCGCTTCCAGCAGCCGATGCGGAAGTCGTTCGAGTGATCCACGGGCCAATATTATTCCAAACTACTGTTCCATCGGTAACATTGGTTGTCTGCCATGTGATCTGGGCATTCGCCAGTGCTGACGAGGTTCCTGCCGTCACGCATTGGAAGAAGTAATAATACGGGCCGTAGGTGGTCGTTACTGAACCATAGATAGGGCCGCCTTGGTTGTATCCTGTGATGACCTGCGTGGTGACGTTATAAGAATAGCTTACTGCGATGATTGCTCCTACAGCGTAAGCAGTGGTGGTTGCACGAACCGAAGTCCCTTGATTGGTCCAGACCGCCGTGCCTCCCCCGGCACTGTCAGCGGTCGTTCCCCCAGTCGTTACATTCCAAGTCGGAACACTTGAGCCAGTTGTTCCTCCAGTCGTCAGAAGCTGCACATTGTTATTGGAGTCTACAATGCAAAGTGATGGATTGTAGTATGTATTGGCCGCCCATGCCGTTCCTGTATTGGTGTTGGGGATGTTAGCCACTGCCGGGGCCGCCACAGGAGCTACCAATCCCCAGCTCTGGATGGAAATCCCATTGTTTTTCCAGATTATGTCATTGTCTACGGTGTATCCTCCGGGGCCTGCCCATGTGGGAGCCGAACTCCCGGAGAGATATAGGGCCGCAAAGGTGCCCACGTTATAGATGCTTCCCCCGGTATCTGCTGTAGGGCCATAGTCAGGATGGTTCAAACTGGCCGTAAACTTCCAAGTTGACCCAGAAACATTCGCCACGGAAATTACCTGCAACGGGACGAGATTAACAAAAGTGGCAGTTACTACTCCTGCGAGGATTATGTTGAGTCCAGGAGTCAGCCATCCCGAAGACAGGGTGCCCGTATATTTGATGGTTGCAATATTACTGGCCACCGCAACATTGCTTATCGCTCCTGTGTGGACATTTTTCCCGGCATAAGCCGTCTCTCCGTTCGCATTGGAATCTCCAATGACATTCCCCGGTTTGTAGGTAGTATTAGCAGTCCACGGTGGGTTCCAGATATATTTCCACGTGTCTACGCCATCTCCTGCATAGAGGATGTTTCCAACGCTCTGAAATGATGTCTGCCCCGCTCCCGTAGATTTCGTATAGAGCAAAGTCTGCCCACTCGGACCTGTAGCGTCATAAACCGCAGTCGCCGTATCTGCAATGACCCTGATCTGCGTAGCCAAGGTCAAGGGATTGAATACCCTGAACGAATAGAAGGTATTGATTGCTGAGAACGTGGCTGAATTGTAGACCGAGTTCCCCGGCCTGCGGATTAGCGTCAATCTTGGGCTGATTTCGATATTCTGGCCGCCACGAATCGTCTCGAATCGCGCCCCCGAATAAAATTTCTGGTAGAGGAATGGGACTGCAGCTTCGCGCAGCGGATTTGAGTTGGAATAAAGTCCGGTCCAGAATTCATTTACATAGAGTGGTGCGAACTTCGAGGCTCTTTCAGGAGTAGCCCCAGCAGTTGTAAACGGATTCGGCATTTAACTCGCTGCCCTCGCCGTCAATCCCTGCCCAGCCTTGGCTGATGCCCTCTGACTCTCAATGGCAAACTTCCAGTTATCCATGAAGGCATTTCGTTCTTGCTCAGTCAGCCCTTCGGCCACAGCCAAAAGACCCGCCATGAACTTCTGGAGCATAAAGGCCGAGCGCATGTCATCGGCAAACAGGTACATCATGCCCAAAAAGCCCTGCTGATACACAAATCCATAGCGATCTGGGATCGGCCAAATGCTGGTCAGTGCAGTCATCAGAACTGGCTGCTTCTGGTAGGTAATCGTGGCCGTATAGTTCTGATCAGGAACTCCCGGCATGAAGCGGAATGTGATATTGCCATTATTGTCATCGAGATAGGGAGCAACCGCTGATGGCCTTCCGCTGCCTGCGTCCTGCGTCAATTCCTGCTTAATGTCTGGAACTTCCCAAATCTTGGCAGGGGTGCCGGAATCAAGCACGGAAGCCTTTTCGATAAAACCGAAGTCTGGTACGGCCTGCTGATAATCTGACCCGCCCGCACCAGTAATCGAAAAGGTGACAGTATTCCGGTTCCATCTCCAGCGGAAGGGGGGTTGCAGCATGGTCTGGATGACAATATTGGCCGAGGTCAGAGCTGGCTCTAGGGTAACTCCGCCATTGAGCAAGGCGAGGGGCCGACGCCCGATGTGGAGCTGTGCCCAATAAATACTGCTCTGGAGTGTCAGGGTGTTGCTAGGCATTTAGTAGGGTCCGCTGAAAGGCCAGTCGGCACGAGGTCCAGTGAACGAATCCCAAGTCCCCATGATGTCATCGGATGGATACGCTCCCCACGACTCAGTTTCCCGATTCGACTGCTCGTCGCAAGTCGTAAGAGCCTTTTGCCACAGAGCCAGTTCCACTTGAAACTTAGCTCGAATTGCAGCTTCCGGCGATCTCTGATAGCAGAACGCCACAAAGCCCTGCTTGAAGTATTCGGAATAGTCATCAGGAACGGGGTTGATGAACTGTTGCAAGGAAGTAAAGCGGACAGGCTTGGCCTGCGCTCGCAGCATGATCTGCCAGACGTTTCCAGCCTGCGCCGGAGTCGGTTGAATCCTGAAGCCCTGCCCGTAGGGATCAACTACGGTCCATACGCAACTACCATCAGTGGTATTCGTGCCCACGACAGCACCGGTAGCAGGCCAACCCGGAGCCGATCCACCGCAGGTTCCAAATGTGGTCAAAACCTGATAATTGCCGTTGGGGTCTATGATCTGCGTGATTGGATTTGAGGGCGTTGTGGCCGCGCCCAAGGGCTGAGTGTAAACGACCCCCGGACCAGGATTCGCCTGCCCCGTATTGTTCGTATTCGGGACATTCAACCCCGTTCCCCAAGTGCCGTATTGCAACAAGGAATTGGGCAACCAGACTGCCTGAAATGGCCTGCCTGCTGAATCCGAGTTAGGCTGCAGGTCCTTGTTAACTTCCAGTTTGAACTTGCGCTTCGGAATCTGCGTGGAGTTGATGTCGATGCAGACTCCGTTTTCCAGCCACCCCAGATTCGTTAATCCCGGAATTGCATAGTCGTTCTGCCAAGAGATCGTCTGGAATGGAGGCACAAGGAAGGAATTGAACTTCCAGTTGTACTTCCGCGCACAAAGCTCCATCATCACCTGATTGGCGATCGAGATGGCAGGCTCCATAGACGAGCCTCCAGACTGCATGACAGGCTTGATGTCACCAAAGCGAAGTGCGTGGTCGATACAGCCTTGAAGGGAAGTGCTGGAGCTAGGAATTGCCGTTCTCCTTTGGGGGCCGAGTGTACCCATTGCCAACCCTCCAAGTAAGCCTCTCCCACGGTTTATCCTCAAGCTGAAATCTCCACCACTCGTCGCTGAAGGTTGCCCATAATTCTCTATAAGATAAGAGTTTTTTCCATGCTGGATTGTTAGCGATCATGCCTTCTGGGTTGCCGTGCAACCGTGGCTTGCAAGTCTCGTTTGGCTTCCGGCTCGGACTTGCCCCCGGTTGCATCAGTGGTGGTTGTGTTGTCATTGGGCATCACCCCCTTGTATTCGTATTTTATGTTTTGCAGAGAAAGCAAAACGTCCCTGATTTATCAGAAATTTCCAAACGATTCCCCCAAGATTAGGAATATGATATCTCATGGAATCCGAGATGGATATCTGACACAGACGGAATCTGGTGCTTATCGAGTAAAGTCACCGCAAGTTGCTTAATTACTTCAAGCTTCTCAGGGGAGCCGCGCACAATAGAAATCGCAAACGGCTCCCTGTTTTACTGGATGGCACTGGTTGACTCGTCGAACGGGACTTCGTGCTTTTTTAGGGTTGCTGCGAACTCCTGATCGTCTTTGATGCTCTGGTCAATCAAGCGGGGGATATGGAACTTCACGGAGCCGGGAATGGTGCCACTGTCCGTATTGAAAAGCGGCTTATCCCAGGCCGCCACTTCATAATACTTGGCCGCCCTTCTGCGATAATCTGCCAGCGCCTTCATGCCTTCTTTCAGGCCATGCTTGGTGAAAGCCGTGATGACATCACGCTTCTTGGGCAGATGCCACTCCTCTTGGCAGCGGAAGCAAATGTAATAGACTTCCCCGGTCGGCAATTCCTGCGTAGCTACTGAATATCCCCACTTGCCATCGCCATTGAAGAATCCCGGAAGTCCCTTGCCTCCAGACTTGTGCTTGCACATGTTCCGTTCGCGTTGGATGCGCTCCTGCTCGTCGGCAATGATGATCGTCTTGCTTGCCGCCACCCGCTGCTTCTCAATCTTCTTGTCCTGAAACTCCGCATTCTGGGTTTCGACCAATTCAAGTTCCCGCTCGGATTTCTTCAGGGCAGTCAGCTTCATTCTGCGATCCAAATCCTCCAGTGAGAGAGTATCGGGATCGGCATCAATCAGTTCTTGGTAGCTCATTTTCTTGTCGGGCATAATCCTCCTTACGCGATTAAATCTCCCACCACAACCACTGGCCTATTGAGCATCTTGAATTGCGTTCCCTCTTTAGTTTCCAAAACCAAATAGCCATAGGGAACTACATCTACCACCCTCCACGGGGCCATCATATCCTCTGGCCTGAGTTGCGATCCCCACCACGGGAGATCGCGGTATTTGGCGAAACTTCCGCCGTACCATTCCTCGTAAGTGTTCATGCCGCCCTCATCTCCTTCAGCAGTTTGGCTACGGCCAGCATCTCATCATGGGTCAACAGGTGACACTTAATCCTATTGCAAGAGACGCAGCATCGGGTTTTGATTATACGGGCAACGATATTCTGTTGCCCGTAAGTTGTTGATTCAGGAGATGTTGCTGGCACTATCGATGTAACGAAATCTGAGCGTAGTGTCAGGTCCCAAGCTCGCTGCGTAAAAAAGATTATAGGATGTCCATCCGCCTATAACCCCAGCCGGATCAGCCGCCGACGTAGCTGGCGATTTCACCAGTTCGGTCGAAATGTTTCTCCATTCGCCTTCTCCGATCTTTGCGCCTTCTTTTGCACCCAAAGAGATGCCGAAGGTGGCGTTCTGACCGAAGTAGTACGAGCGGAATGCGGTGATTCCCGTGTGGCCCAAGTAGTTTGGAGTCTGGGTGACCATTTGGCACTGATAGGCCCTGAGTCCAGAAACGTCGAGGACGGGAGCTTCTTCACCGGGAAGTTCGTAGAGGGCGTCGGGGTCTTTTGCACCTCGAACCGCCGCGAACTTCGCAATGTCAGTGATGCCGCCGACTGAGGTATCGTTCAGTGCATCACCGATGCAGAACGAGTGAATCAGGGCAGCGAATCGGTTAGCACCTTGATCGAAGGCTTTCACGCCACGGCCTTGCAAAGACTGGATTGCAGCTACGAAATCCGTCTTGGCCAATGTGGAGTTATACGCCTTGGAAAGTGCATTTACCGAAGAGTCAATGGTCGGGCCAGTATCCACTACGTTGCGGTGGACTGAGTTGAGTGACAGCGCGGCACGGTAGGCGATTTCCTCACGGAGATTGCCCAGCGCATCATCGAGCGCCGTCAGTAGAGCATAATTCGACAGGGAAATATAATCAGCATATTGCCCAATGGTCGTGGTATTTGTAAGGACTGCGGGCGTGATTCCCGACCCAACCGTACCTTCCGAGACTTGCGTGATATTCGCCGCAAGGGGCTGGTACATGAAGAGTTCCAGTTTATTACCTGAATTTAACGGGAGCGGTCGCCGCTCAGAGCAACGAAGAAACAACGTCCACAACTTTAAGTTTTCCACAAACTTGCGGTCGTAGAACGTAACTGTGGACTGAGGCAGCGCATTTGAGGTGGTGCTTGCCGAATTGTATCCGCTCATGCAGTTTACTCAGATGCAACTATTCGGGAACTAGCAATTACCTTCCCCACTTGCCTTCGCTCTCTAGATAAGCTCTCAGCTTGTCGGAAGAATACATTGCTATTTCGGCGGGAGACGGCTTCTTCGGTTTCGCAGTGCCAGTTCCGGATGCCTGGTCGCGGCTTAGACCTGAAGGGAATGCTGTCCGACCCTTAGTTACTGGTGCCTCAGTCCGAGGTGTTACTTCAGCGACTACGGGTTTTGTTTCTTGTTTCACCGGGACCACCTCCGGCTCAGGTTCTTCCGGGAATGTCTCCAACAGTCCGTCAGAAGACAGTTCCACGAAAGCAATCTCAAAATTCTTTTTGGTCATCGCCAATTTACGGGCGGCGAGAAAAGATGCTATAATTTTCCCATTAGTCGGGGTGCTGAAGTATTCTGGATGTGATTCACAGAATGCTTGGCCTTCAGCTTTGATTGCAGAAATCGCTGCATCTCGCTCCAGAATCTCTTTGGCCTTGGCATCCTCTTCAGGAGTGCGGCCCGTAACGGCCTGATGCAATTCTCGATAGCCCTCTACTACGGTAGATGGGTCTTTCAGTTTCTCGGATACCTTGAATCGCTCATCCGCCGTAAGCTCTCTTGGCTTTGGGGCAGGAAGGTGATCATCCAGTTCTGCGCCTTCGGGAACCTTCAGAGCCCCCGCCTCCATCTTCTCCTTCAGCGAAAGTTCCCTGATCTTCAGGGTTCCGCTGGCAATGGCATCGGCCATTTTGTCTGAGACTTCCTGCTCTGTAGCCCCGTAGTAGACATGAGGCGAACCTACGGGATTCCCAGATTTATCCTTGGGCTGGATGATTCGCTTGAATTTCTTAGGATCAGGGGTTTCCTCCTGCTTGACTTCAACTTGGGTTTCTTCAATTACAGTCTGTTCGACTACTGCTTCTTCTGTCATTTACTTTTTCTCCTGACCCGTCGAAAGAAGACTTGGCGGTAAAATTTGTGCTCTATAAACGAGAGCGTCAGTCAGGGTGTGCCATACATCCAGAGGGATTTGTTTAATTGTTGAGAACTGTAAAAAACTCCCATCTCCCAATTGGATTTCATAGGCGAACCATTTATCGTCGGTTATTTCCAACCTTCTTGTTTCAACGACTACTTCCTGCGTTCCTGTCAATGCGCTCATTGTTGTTCTCCTGTCAGTCCGACAGTTTCACCTTACGGCGCTCCATCGTATCTTTTTTCTCGCCCTCCCGTGATTCAGCAACCAACACGTCTATTTGGTTTGCCACCGTAGTGAGCATTACTCTGTGCGCGTGTGCGATCGCGTGAAGAGCGAGAACTGTTTTGTCATCACCGGGAAGTTCCCCGATCAAGGCATCCTCGGCATCCAAAGTGATGTTTTCCATGACATCCAGAAAGGCTTGAAATCCTGCGCCATCATAGTTGGCAAGCAAGGCCAGTTTGCGCTCTGGCTTCAGTTCTCTCATTTTCCTTCTCTGGCTATCCCAGCCACAATATCTTCAAGGGTAATGTGATGAGTCACTGAATCAGTATTTCGCAAGGATGCTTCGTGCTTGGCAAATAACATTGCGCGGGCTGCTTTGATTGAGAACTTGTAACTATCGTCAAGCGTGCGAAATTTATCATCCCGCAGGGCATTTTTCCATAAATCAACAATTTCATTTACGTCGATTTTGTTGCTTGGTTTCGTATCTCTCATTCGCCTTCTCCGAGGGAGTTGATGGCATCCTTACCTTCAGACAGGAAGTTTCTCCGCAGATCGCCCGCCTCACCCTGTTCCAGAGAGTTGGCGATCTCATCCTTACTCCCAGCAGATTTGGTGGCCTCTTTGACCACATCCCGCGCAATGCCCTCATGGGTCTTCTGGGTTTGCAGATCACTGGCCTGCTTACCTTTTTGGGCAAGAATCTGGGATTGCTGGGCGGTCTTGCTGGCCTGCGAGGTCTTCTCCTTATGGGCAGCCAGTTGCTCTTTGCTCATCTTCTTGATCAGAGAGCGGGTGTTTCTCCAGCCCGTACTCTCCTGCCACATCATCAGAAGCTCACGCACGTCCACGTAGTAGCCGAGATCGGCCAATTGATCTTGCAGTGCTGGGTTCTCAAATATCTGCGTAATCAATGGCATAGCCTGAGCCATCGTCTTCTTGGCGGCAATGTGCGAGCCTGCCAGAACATCAAAAACGACCCCACCGCTCAGGAACTTGTCTTCCGGGAACTTGAAGTCTTTCCCGAGTTCGTCACCGAGAATGTCTTTGATCTGCTGCATTCCTTCCGGAGTCGTCATGATAAAGCGGCGATTCAGTTCATCCAGTTGGTAAATCCACGGCAGAAAGACCTGCCTGCAAAACCTTCCCACTGGACCCTGAAGCCTACCAGCCTGCGCTGAAATCACCCCTGCGGCCCCTGTAGCATTGCGCGTGGCAGAACTTCTGCCTGCCGTCCCTGGACCAGGCATCGCCCCCTGACTGAACATCTCGCTTGCCCCGCCCGCAGCCTCGGCATGGGAGGCAGAGTTTTGTAGAAAGGCCATCAGTTCTCCGATGGGGGCGCGTGGCATCTCCAACGGAGCAATGGCAGCCCTTACGTCTCCTTTGACTTTGACGAAGCCGCCTTTACGAAACCGGACGTTTTGAGTTGGGACATAGGCTTCTTCGTTTATGGCAAAGGGAGGGTCAAGCAATAACTGGAGGAGACCCAGTCCGCCATTTTCCAAACCCTGTTGTAAGCGCTGGTCAGTTCCAACAATCTTGCCCAGTCCAATTCCCCAAAAGGATCGAATGCGGTTGTAGAAATTGCTTGAGTAGTACGGAAGACAGCCATAGGGGTTCTCTCGATTCTGGATGACTTTCTTGTTGTTGATGGTTGTGATGACCTTGTGATCATCCCAGCGTTCCAAGCACATCAGGGCGTCTTGGTAAGGGTCGTCGCTGGTATCCATCCAATCTGGGGAGCCTTGGCCTGCAATCGCCGGAGAACCAGGGGTCGTATCAAGATTGCCCATCTGTGAAGGAAGCTCTTTGGGCTGTTCGGCAATCCACTTCTTCAGCGTTTCCTCGTCTGGTAAATCGTAGTTTTTGTCCTTGGCCAACTCCATCAGGTCGGCAAGGGTTAGGTAGAACTTGTCTACAAGCCATCCGGCCTTTCGGATGTTGGGAACCTTGCATTTAGGATTAACGAGGAGGTTTCGGATTTCTCTGTTTTCAAAAAAGGGTTTGAGCACGACTCGGGTGCGGGGCACTTCCTCGAATGTGGAAGATTCTTCCGTCTGGACCTCAATCTTTTCGCCCATTGGTCCGGTCTGACTGAGTGGTTCCCCTTTTCGTTTGTACTCATAGAACTTCTCTTCGATCTTCCTTAGTCCCCATTTGTAGATTCCCGTACCATGCAAAATGGTCTGAAAGGTCCCTAAGCCAACCTCATCCTCAAAGCACATTTCCTTCAATTGCGCCCGTATCACAGCAGCCCGCGCCCGCACAATGTCGTTATCGGTTCCAGGCTTAGGAGTCGCCACAAAGTACTGGTCATCGTAGAACAGCCCATCCGTGAACTGCGGATGAATCGAATTCACATGCTGGCAGAGGATGAAACGGTTGACTGCAACTTTTTGCACACTCGACCCTTCCCACGTTCCAAACTGTCGCGGGGAGTCGTACAGAATGTCGATCTGCCGCCAAGCCTCATTCCACTGCTGGCCCTCAATCCACGCTTGGGCGGATTCTGCATCTCGCTTTACGAGTTCGATGGCAGCCGCCTCCTCGATTTCTCCAGGAGATGGGGAATTTTCAATTGTGACCTGTATGCCAGTGATGGCATCGGAAGGGATCGTCATTGAGTCGGCACTTCTTTTATGGTTACTCTATTTGGTTTCCGCTCAATGTTTACAGCGATGGGGTAATGACTACTGGCCTCAAATGAATACGAGAAATTCTCTTCATCTTGAAGTTTTAGCCAGCGAATGAACCGATCCTGATCGCTAAATATAAGCGCAGTCATTGAAACAACTCGTCAATCGCGTAACTCGGCGCTTCCTGGGGATTCTCTTTGGGTAACGGTTCCACTGGGGTATAGCGGCCCTTGCCGTAAATCATGTCGTGGAAGTCTTTCTCGGACAACTCCTGCCAGCGCCGTTCGTCATCCATTGTGCTCGGAGCCTTCACTTCGGCGGCGAAGCGAGTGTATTGCTCAACCAAGCGAGACATTGCATCTGGGATTTCATCTGCCGAGGAATTTTGGGGTTTCGCATTCTTGAACTGGCGGATCAGCTCATCGACATATGGAATGCTATTCAGGAAGTAAAGCCTCTTGCTGGTCATCCACGGATGCAGTCCGCAGATACGGACGTATTTGGCATCCTTCGTACCCTTGCCTAGCGAAATCCAGTCCACATCAAGGGGAATCTTGGCTTCCTTGGCTGCCCGATCCAATGGTCCACTGAGGTTGTCCTGAGTGCCGTGCTCGTCTTCGATGCAGGTACGTCTTGGGTGATGGATGCCAATAGTCTTTACGACTTGATGGCAACGTTCGGAGAAATTGAATCTTCCCTTTACGATGTCGATAATCCACCAGCGCCGCTGATCGTCAATCAATCCCACAATGCCACAGGATTCATCGGAATTGCGCTTTGCGGTGACCGCTAAATCCCACGAAGCAAATATCAATCCAGTTCTCGGCAAGGCAGAATGGTCGATAAGGCAAGCCCGCAGCAATTCATCCGTAAACTCTACCGACGCCGATCTCTGCGGGTCGTTGAGCTGCTGGGAAAAGAATATTTTTCGATTCTTGAACTTTTTCTTTAGGGCCTTATAGGGAGATCCTTCCGGAAAGAATAGATCGACAGATTCCTCGGTAGGGAAGCCTTGATCATAATTTGGCTGCTTGTATTTTTCTCCCTTTAGCCACAAACACGGACGGCACATATAAAGCAGATCATCCGCCTCAAAGTCTCCATATAGATCACGGATGTCATGAGATTCAGCAATGACTCCATAGGGATCACTCGGGTCATATCTTGTAGCGACGTAATTCGTGAACCCGTAATTCATTACGAGTTCGTTGATCATCGAAATGCGGTTCCGGAGTTTTTCGAGTTGGTTTCCTGTCTCTGAGTTCCTGTCAGAAATGGGATCATCGAAGTCGGTAACATCTGAGTGCCATCCGCTGGACGTACCCTGCATGGAGATCGTTCCAGCCGTTGTCTCTTTTTCTACTAGATTCGGCGGCAGGGGCCTTCTTGCCGGAGTTGTGAACTCTCCCTGGATACCCTCTGATTCCGTGACGCAGTGTTCAGGGAAAAGCTCCTGAAATACTGTTGGATTTCCACCTTCGAGCAGATTCGTCTCTGGGTTTCGTTCGGCCTTTCCTCGAACCACGAAATAGTTGGTGAGTTGATTGATAAAGGCTTCGGCCAGATCATTTTCTGCGGTTACGGTGAGAATCCTGATTTCCTTGAAGTTGATGATCCACTGAACATTGTCCACGACCTTGATGGAGCTTTTGTAGGTTTCCCGTGGAACCAACTGCATTCGATCATGTGGGCCAGTATATTGCTGGGCGAACTCCTTGAATGTTTTGAACGATGGGTCCTTCTTGACGTAGAAGTCGCACATTGCCTTGTGCGGAGTCTCCACGAAGTCCTTCTTGAGCACTTCACGACCGAGGAAGTAGAGATCGGTCTGGCACCGATGCCTCAACTTCGCTAATTGTTCTGGAGTGTAAGTCAAGACTTTCTGGCTTTGTAGGTGTCGCGGTAGCTTACTTTTTCCCCGGACTTACGTCGTGCATGGGTGCCACTGTGGGATTCATATTCTGTCTTGCCCTCGGCCGCCACTCGCTTTTCAGAAAGCATGATGGCTTCGGCTTGCTTCTGGGATTTGACAGGCTTACCGGAGCCGCCAGACTTCAGCGACCCAGCCTTCCATTTGTGCATGACCTTATCCCACGGCATGGCGACTCCTACTTTTCAGATTCATACTTTTCGCACCAGCCTTCGGGTGAAATAGGGCTTTTCACATGTTCACAGCGGTCAGGACGAATGAAATGCCGACAGTTGGAGCATTCATCGTTGGGATTCCTAGCGCCGGAGATTCGGGCATCGTCCGTATAATCTACTGACGACTGAGACTGCTTCTGATATTCGTACAGTTCCACTATTCCTCTTCGGTTTCGCCGTGCTCGGGCTTCTCGCTTTCCTCGGAAGTATCCTTGCCCTTTTCTTTCTTGGGCTTGGATTCGTGGCCCTGCTTCTTCTCGCCCTCTTTTTCGCCGTCGCGGAAGCCAGCATCTTTTGTGACTCCACCCTTTTCGCCATCCGCATGGCCAGAATTTCCCATGTGCTCCTCAAGGTGATCATGGACTCCATCCAGATCGTGGGCGCTGCCCTCTTCGACAGGCTTTACTGGCATCATGTCTGTCCCATTCCCATGATGCTTCTGGATATGATAAGTACCATCGTGAAGCTGTTTTACGTGGAACTCCTTCATCGGCTGGGGCTTTTTGGCGGTCTTATTGCCCGATGACTTACTACCCAGCGCGTGTTCCGCCATTCCTGCTTGATCCATAATGCTCTCCTTAGTTTGAGTAGGTAAGCCAGCCGCTCTGTTGTGCAGCCGCAGTCGAGGTTACAGACAGATTTGAATTGGGATCAATCGTCCACATCGGAAGATTCCCGAGTCCGGACTGATCAAAGATTCCGCCAGCCAGAAAGTTCATGTTTCCAGTCAAGGCTCCTGAGCCGTTGTAGAACACGAGGTTCGTAGCTCCGGCAACCGTGACGTACATATCCCAGACATAAGCAAATCCAGTCGCGCTGGGATTTTTAAAAATTGTGGTTTGCCCCGTAGCTGCATTATTAATGGTTACCGTTTGGGCATTTCTCATTGATGGCATGTGTGCTCCTTTAGACCAGGAGGACGGTTTTTAGGCCGCCCTCCTCCCCGTGGTCCATTAACGTCACTATTGCTCAAGGAAGAAAGACTTGAGCGTTGCTGCATTGTTGGCATTGGAAGCGCTGAAAATCTCGCCAACCTGCAACGTGAACGGCGGTTCATTTCTGAAGTTGATTCCCGGAACGGCCAGCCCGGAACCGACGTTCTGCTGCACGACCCAGACTGCCGTGTCGTTGACGGACTGAGCAGCCGTGCCAGCAGCCACCAAGTTGTAATTGACCACGCCGTCAATGCCATAGGCAAAGACAACGTTTGAACCAGCATCGCCCTGAATGCGGACTTCTGCCATCCATGGGCAGGTCTGACCTACGTTCAGGTTGGCTACCGTGTTCAGGCCAATGTACAGCGGTTGCGGCAGCATGGTGGCATACCCCGTGGTTGAGGTATTCACCGTAGCGCCAGTCGAGGCGTTTACTACGTTCGCGCCATTGATCAAACCAGCAAACGCCGTGGAGTTTGCTACCGTGAGCGGGCCGACAATGCCATAGAACTGCGTGTTGGGCTGCATGTTCACGGAAACATACTGACCTACCACGAAGTTGTTGTTAGCATTGAACAGAGCTGGGCCGTTGGTCTGGGCGCTGTTAATGGTCACCGCAGCCGTGATATTGGCCAGCGGGTACTGCGCTGCCCCGGTAGCAAGCGTGGGATAGTTCAGATAGAGGCAGAACTGGGTGTTCGTGGCAACCCCGCCAGTGATGTTTCCGGCAGCCCGGACGATGGCTTCTGATCCATCCATGCGGAGCGAGCCAGGAGCGTTAATGATGGACGAAAATAGTTTTACGGCTTGCGGTCCAGCAGTCAAGCCGTTCGTGGATGCCTGCATACTGGGCCAGGTCGCAGATACGCCTGAAACAGTATTCGGTAGCGGACTACCAGTTGCTACGACAATTGCCATTGGAGTTTTCCTGAAACTGAGTTTGTGATTCGGGGATTCCGAAGATTCCTTAGATCGTCAACGGGACAAATCCATTCGAGGGGATTGGATTGTCTGGCGGCGGAATTCCAACGGCAGCCTGCGCCGGGATGTCCATCCAAAAGTCCATCATACCAGTGTGACTCGTAACCGCCCAAGGCAAAAGCCATGTCTGAAATCCAAGCTCTCGGGCATCGAGGCAGAACCGATAATCTTCCGAATCGTAATACTTGGTGTCCTTGTTGATGCCGATCTGGAAGAAGTCATAGGCGTAATCGCGCTGCGGAGTTCGCACGGAGGGAATCTTCTCGCCTTCCATGAGCTTGTAGCGCCGCCATTCCTGTTTCGTCATGCCTTCAAGCACTTCCCGCTTGATAAGCAACAAGCCGGTCCCAAGCTGTGGGAACTCGATTGGCTCGCTACAATTGAAGGACGGCACGGGACCGTTGGTGTTCACGATAGGCCGCGATCCCATGCGGGCGAGAACGACTGGATTCTCTACGCCTTTCTTGACTGCCTGCACAATGTAATCCCAGTTGATCGTCTTGCATGGGTAAGGCAGGGCTACGATGTCCTTGTCCCAACCTATGGCCTCGATGATGTTGTCAGGATTGAATCCAATATCTACGTCCAGAAACAGGATATGGGTGAAGTCTCTACCGTTGGCATCGCCATCGAAGCAGCAGATATTAGCAAAGGCGTTTCTGGCTCTGGGGATCAGGGACTCGGTGATCGTCTCTGCAATCGTGAACCTTGTTCCATAGGCGCGAAAACGATCAGTCAGGCCACGAAGGGATCGTGTGTGCTGCACGTAAACTTGCGATCCGTAGCAGGGCATGGCGATCAATATATTAACCAAGCCAGCATCTACCTTCGGCAAGGATTGTTGATCAAGCATTACGAAGGCCCCGTACTCCAATGGAGCAGATCGTTGCTTGCGCCCGGAACCAGCGTATGGATGCTTCCGGTTGTGTGTGGTGAAATACAGACCCACCATCCACCCGTATCGGAAACGATGATGTCGCCTTTGTTCATCGTTGAGTTCGGGACAAAGTTGGTTACTTTTCCAACTCCATTCGTTCCGGGGCTTGGTACTTTTCTCTTACCATCATCCGACAAGCTGGGCCTCCCCTCTCACCTCTTGGCATACCTTATCGAGAACGTAAGTAGCCAAGGCAGTCGTTGTTAGTTTTTCTTTGAATTGCGCGAATATCTTTTCTTTCAAGGCTTCCCATATTCTCTGCCCAGCAGAAGTTTCGTAAAGCTCGCCTTGGTTGTATTCGAGGATTGATTTGGCAATCAGCATCTCAGCCTTGGGCGAGCGGGTCATAATAGACTCTGGGCACAGATCGAGGCCCACAAAGTACGGAATTGAATGGCAGGCCATGATCTCAAGGTGTCTCATGCATTCCCATCCGGCCTTCTTCATCGTCTTGCCGAACAGGGCGCGGCGGTAGGAGTCGTAGTATTCCTGTTCGCTTTCATAAACGTAGGTCCGCAGATCAATCGGATCGAGCGGAGCCATAACGTGAGTCTTGGGCAGTATGGTCTGAATCTTTTCAGAAGGAAATCCAAACTGAATGGGGTGAACGTCAGGCAGGAACTTATGCAGCTCGCGCTTGAAAAGAATCCCGCGCTTCGATAAATCCACCCATACATCAGGATCGTCCTCGCCGTCGATGAATACGATCTTTTCTGGGGGATAGGCATCCCAGACCTTGCCTGCATATTGATAAGCCTGAGAACGTCGGGCAGAGCCAAAGACTACGAGATCGAAGTACCGAGTCCTGATCTTCGCATCAATGTCTTCGCGGTCTACTTGCCCTTCTTCAATCAGGCCAAAGAGAGTAAACCCGCGCCCATACATACCGTCTTTGTTGCAGCCCTTGTACATGTGCTCCATGCGGAAGGGGTCCACCACGTCAGGGCCGAACAGGGAACGGAATCCGTGGAAGGCCGAATCGCATTGATAGTCTGCCGTGTATGCGCCGACAAATAGAATCTTCATGCTACAGCCTCGATAGCCGCTCCACTGCGAACGAGCCACATATCGGAATTCCCCGGCCCAGAGATGGTTGGGAAAATCTCATGGACGGCTTTGTGGACATCGGCAAACTGGTAATCGTGCCCGCACATCACTCCATCAGGGGCAAGGAGTCCAAGCCATGCCAAGATGTCAGCCTTCACGTTGTCATAATCATGCAGGCCGTCAACGAAGATAAAATCGAACGTCCGGCCCTGACTGCGGAATAAAGCGGCGGCCTCTACGCTCGGCATTCGGCATATTTCAAGATTTGAGAAGTCGGCCATCGTGTACAGGAATTCATCAAACAGCCAGTCTGGGTTTCCGGTCACGTCCTGCATCAACTTGATGTATTCCATCAGACCGGGGGAACCTCGCCACGTGTCCACGGCAGTAACGGTTCCTGGAGTGTTATCGCAAAATGCAGTGGTTGTTCTCCCACGGAAGCAGCCTATCTCAACGATCCGGGTATGTGTTTCGGCTTGCTCGGCAAACCATTTCAGGTAATCGGAGGGCATCATGCCCTGAATCCGTTCTGCGCGAACAAGGTTCATTTCGTAAGCGCTTCGCTGGCCTGCCAAGATTCTTCCGATTCGATGCAGGTAGGTTTCACCAGAACTCCCATGCCGTTCTCGCCAGGAAGTTCGTAGTGCTCAAGATTGTTGGCGTGGGCGAACGAGAAATACTCATCCCGAATGTACTTTGAGGGTCTGTCCGAGCCGGGGAGGGCTTCCAGTGTAAGGCTCGGATCGGGGGCTATGTCATGGGACAGAATCAGCCCTCCCGGTTTCACCAAGGGGAAGAAACGTTCGAGGTCGGCACGATAACCCTCGCGGGAGTGATCGCCATCCACCAAGACCATATCTAGCGGCGGGACGTGGAGTTTCGGGTTTTGGCTCGATGTCTGAATGAACGACCACTGCGGGTGGCCAGCAAATAGCCCTGAACAATCAGCAGTATCAACCGAGAGCACCACACCACCATTCTGCTGAACTCCTTTAAGAAATGCCGAGGTTGATCCGCCATCCCGCGTGCCAATCTCAAGAATCGTGCCCTTGGCGTGCTCCATGATCCACGGGGCGAAGTCTTTGATGTCGCCTTGCCTGCAAGCTGAGGCATAGCGGAGTTCTACCTTGTCCTGCGGGGTTAACTCGGTCAGGGCAGACTTCACGGTTGCGATGTAATCTCGCTTCGAGATGGCTTCGGTGGCATAAAACCCATAGGGTAGCTTCTTCAGGGTCGCCACTACCGTATCCACAATGTCTTCGTACTTGCACCGAATCAGGGCAGGATTCCTCAAGTCGGCATATTCTTCATCGTCTTCGCTGACTTCTGTGACCACGCATTTGTAGTTGGCCAGCATGTAGGAGACGCGGACGATCTCAAACAGATTCCTGCCGTCATGGTGAACGTTCAGGCAAATCTTGGCTCGGGAGATCAGGTTGTCCCGGCCTCCGCCATAGCATTTGTCGCTGGCTACCACACTGACCCCAGCAGATCGCAGTGCTTCGATGATCGCGTGGCGGCGGGGCGTCATCCAACCCATGAATAGAACATCAATGTCCGGGGCTGAGTTGCCGGGGATTCGCGTGATGTTCTGCGTGTAGCCTATGGGCACGTAATGAACATCTGCGCCCAACTCGCGCCACATCTCGAAGTTCGTCTTGGAATACTCCCAGACCTTGCATCTTGATCCGCGAACCAGATTCTTGACCTTGTCCAGATTGGGGTGGCTTGGTTGTTCCAAATTGTAGACCACGCTCCCGGCAGGTATGGCTTCGGGCTGATTATTGGCCAGGAGTTCTGCGCCGAAGATGATGTTGGTTTCTTCCTTGGAAAGCCAGTTCTCGGTTACGTTTACCGTATGTCCTAGGGCAGACAGGGCCCATGAAAGCGAGTCAATTACTTCCCGGAAGGCGGAGGAATGAATGAATCCTCGTGGCCTGATTGTGGTGATATTGAAGTTCATTCTAAAGGGCAGGGCACGCCTGCGTCCCGAGCAAGGCGAACAAGCAGGGCATCCGCTCGCTCGAAATAACTGTCTGCATCCGTTGTCATAAGACCATATAGAACTTGCATGATTTCCATTACCTCACTAAATGGCAACGCCGTCACGATAATAGCCGCCTCTGGCTCTGCCATCATTGCTCCATCTTGGAAATCAGGGTTCCGATCTGGCCTGATGGCACTGTCGGTTGCGGAACGCCTTTAGCCTTGCGCCGCCTTTTGATCGGATTCGACATACGAATCAGGCAGTCTGTGGCCTTCAGAACTTGTGCAGGCTTCGAGGCAGGGTCGGCAATGATCCGCTTCAGGCGATCCCGGATCAGTTTGATTGGAACATCCTGCGGATTGCTCATTGCGTGACTTGCTTCTCCATGAAGCCGCTCTTTTTCAGGGATTCATTGGCGCGGGCAAGGACCTTATCCTGTTCGGCCTGCTTCTTCTCTTCGTCGGCCTTATGGGAAGCCAGCATTGTCTCCCCAGAGATCATACATTCTAAGGTTTCGTACCAACGATAATCATCTGCGCTTCTCGGCGGAGCATCTCCGTTCATAACACCGAACCATTTGGCGATTATGGGAACAACTACTTCTGCTGGATCGTCAATGAAGAAGTTCTCATGCTTACCGCAAAATTCACAATTGAGTTGTTTTATATTCCTGGCGGGCATTAGAGGCGGTACATCCTTTCCAGTTCAGCTACTTCCAAAGGTGATTCGCAGGGTAGGGCATCATCGGTGAAGATGTACTCCGCACAGGGAACATTGGCCCCATTCCAGTAGAGCTGCATCCCTAAACTGCTGGGGTTTGGCTTGAATCCGAAAGACTCTTCAAACTCAGCGCGGGTGAGTTCAATGCGCGTCATCATTGCACCTTCGTAGTTAACTCAGGAGGATTTTCATTCGCCTTTAGTATGCAGCCCCATCCGTAATGACATGGCCTTCCGAAAGTATCTGTTATCGTCCTCTGAATGCCGATTTCTTTTCCGCAGCCCGCGCAAATTATTACATCCGACTCAATGCGCGTCATCACCATTCACCTCAGAAAAGTTACCATGCGATGCTGAAGTTTCCACGTATCCGACTGCGGGGGCTGGAAATAGCAATTCGGCACTTCCCTTGGCGGCATATGCTCCGGAGCATGTCTTTCTCCGCAACGGGCTACATGCTTCAATGGTCGAAAGGAAGAATCGGGCGGGAACATGCGGATCAACCCTTGACGGATCGGTTCTGCTGCGAGACGTGCCACCAGAACTTCAGCGACATCTCTAGGAATCCACGTAGTCACGCGGTCGCCGTCCCCTTGGTGATAGTCTAAAACGCCTGTCTTTCGAGACATTTTGGGCTATTAAAAGACGAGTTATCCCTTACCCAGCTACGATCCACATGGCGTGGAACAATGCCTGCTGCGAACAGTATAGGCCCTGCGTCAAGAAAATACGGGCAGGCTCACGAAGTCCCGCCCGTTTCCGCACTACTGTAACGTCAAAGTCGCTGTGGTCAAAACCGGAGCCGGGGCCGTAATGGTCAAAGTGTCCGAACTGGAAGCCACTCCGCCCACACTGGCCGAGATCGAATCCCCGGCAGTGGCCACAAGTCCAGTGACTACAATCGTCGCCGTTCCGTCCGCATTGAACGTCGGCGCTCCGAAAGTCTCGTCTGCCGGGGTCGAAGATACCGGGGTAATTGTGTCTGCGGACGTTAAGGGGAAGGGTTTGCCGAACTGGTCAAATCCCGCAAGAACTGCGTTTGAGGTTCCACCAACTACGATGGTCTTGGGCATGAGCTTGATCTCCGCAGTGAACAGTACCTTCGGGGTGAGTATTGCACGAATCCACTGGATTTCGCAAAGCAATTTATGGAAATCAACATTAAATTCCTGCTGCTCCTCCACCAACTCCTGGAAAAGCTCAAGAAGCTGCCGCTGGAAGTTGTCCATGTGCTTGAAGTCGAGGTCCATTATTTTGGCTGCCAGACTGGATGTTCAGGCCCGATCCGGTGCAATCTGTGAACTCCGCCCTGAATCAACGGAGAGAACAATAACACAAACATCAAGACATACGTCATAAATCCTCCTGTGATTTCACTTCCTCGATCTCCTCATAGCCGCCAGCGCCTCAGATGGACTCATGGAAATATACTTCTCCATCAGGCTCACCCTTGATCGCGGTTCTGCTTCTTCGCCCGCTCCCTGCCCGCTACTATCTTCTGGTACGCTTCCGTCCACTGCGCCGGAGTCGAGTTGTGTGTTGCCAGGTGACTTGCGTGCTCCCCCAGGCCCTCGAACACCAACCCCGGACACAATGGGCAAATCCTTCGCGTTGCCTCCATTTACCACCTCCTCAGGAAACTGTGCCGCAACCACCCACGTCACCCACTCCACTAACGTCTTCCCCTCCAGTGCCGCCTGCGACTTTACCATCGCCGCCAGTCGGTCATTCACCCCCCTCAGATTCCATGTTGCCATGTACCTAATGTATCACGGGATACGTGCATAGTCAATGACAATGTATCAACTGTAACGCGGGCTCGGCACCGCCGTTCCTGCTCAACACCCCGACAAGGGTAGTGGCGTACCGGCCTCCGGGTCCTACTCGTAGGGGTCCCAAAGCTTGTGCAGATTCGCGCCGCAAAGCGGGCAGCATGGGCCTGGCTTGCGTGCTCTATCTCCTTGCGTATGCGCGTGTTAGCTCACAAGGCCAGTGTGCGGCGAATTGCCGGGCATTGCGATCATTGCCGAGCCTATGCGGGGCTGCAGCTGTGCAGGTCGTGCCATTGCGTGCGCTTACAGGCCGACTGGCGAGCTGAATTGCGAGTGATTTGGCCCAAAATGCGTTTATTCGCGGGACGTAGTGCTGAGTTTTGCTTTGCAAACTACTGAATTAATTAGACTTTGGGGATTATAGTGCGATTGAGCGGGATTCCGAGATAGGTAGCGCCGGGTTCGTTGTCTCGGAACTCGAATTGTACGAGGATTGGTTTACCATCTGGGATATTGTGGGCTTTGAGCCAGATTACTAAGGCTTTGTCTGCAATTGGTAGGATGTGCGGCTCGGCTGTAGTCGCAAACGTGACATATGGGTACTTATCTTCTATTTGGGCCAGATTAGTTGCGCTCATGAAATGCTTTCCTCTGCACCCAGGTGCGCGAATTTAGCCTCAGATTCGATTGTTGCAGTCTCTTGAGTAACAGGCTTAGGTTGCACAGTTTTGCGGCCTGAGCCGCGTGTGTTTGGCTTAGGATTGGCTAATCTGCGGCATTTCGAGTTAGGACATCGCTCAGGCATGGTCTTAGCTTCGCCTTGCCAGCCGCATTCCTTGCAGCGAAACGTGCTAATCAGCCAATCGCCTACATGCTCTAACATGTGCAGAATCATAGCGTGAAATAAATCTTTTGTCAATAGTAGAATAAGGCTTGACAAGTTTATGCATTTCTGTCATATTGTGAATGTAAGGCGATACAGACTGTGAGGAGCGAAACGATGCCGATTACACGAAATCCAAGAGTCCAACCGATGAAAGAGTTTGCAGCGTCTTTGGGAGCGAAGATCAAGGTTGAATATCCCGAAGTCGGCCTTGCGACGTATGTTCTCTATGACGGCAAGGGTGAGCGATTAGTCAGCGAGTACGATACGTTTGACATGCTCGATTCCATTGAGGCTTATTTTGGCGGCCATCCTGATTACGTTGAGGCGCGCGCACAGTTTGAGTATATGACTTCGCAGTCGGCTTAGTCCCCCATCGGGCACACTGGCGCGGGTCAGTGTTCCCTGTTGGTTGACTAATCAGACTGTGAGGAGATGGGAGAGATTATGACGCGAACATTCAAGGTTGAGCGCAAAGGTAAACAGACCTGGGTAGTCATCCGTCAGATGCCGCATGATCCTCAGTACAAGATTGGCTCTCGGATACCGGGATACGGGAAGGTGGTGGAGATATCCACCGCTCCCGTTATCTCCTACTCTGGCCTGTTGAGCGGCACGTCGGATGAGCAAGAGGCGGCGAAGTGGAATGCTGCTGGTGCTCACCGCACGGCTGAGGATATTGCTCAGTCTCGCGCTAAGGCTGCCATGATGCTGTGGATTGGTACAGAGCCGTGCTATCAGGCTGAAACGAATGCTCACATTACCGCGTTCTATCAACGTCATCCCGAGGCGGTGCTGTGATGCGCGTGACCATGACGCAAGCAGGCTGTACGCTCACACGCGAGGATGGCGATCCCAAGCTCTACCATGAGTCCACGGTCGGCTACCACATGAAGAAACTGCTTAACCAGCTCCCAATCGGATACGAGTTTGTGCGGATGAATCCTTCTCGGCACAGCCTGACAAGTTGCAAGCTTGGCTTAATTGACCACAGAGCTGGGATCATTCTTTGGCATGAGCGGTACGCGATTGAGAATGCAGCGACGGAGTTTAACGGTGGTGGAGTATTTTTCCAGCGCGTGATGACAGATGAAGCTGAATACGAATCAGACAGGCGATTGGCTAAGATGCGCGAGCGCCGTTATCACGTGGAGGCATTCTAATGTTTGTATGCGTAGCGTGCAATCGCCAGATGCGTCCACAGAAGAATGGGTTTGAATTTGTCGAACTGGTGCCGGGCTGTGGCGTGGATCGTCCCTATCGCTTATGGAGCGGCGACCTGTGGGCCTGCCAAGATTGTGGAGCAAGAATAATCCACACCGATCCTAGGCAAACGCCAATCGCCGAGTCTTATCAGCCGAATTTCGAGGAACGGATACAGGCAGCCAATAGCACCGTAACCGCAAAGGAATGGAGCCGAAAATGAGCGAACATTGCAGGGATTGTGGTTCTCAAGTCTGCGGGCATGGTAATTGCCCTGAGTGTTCTCCGTGCCAACACTGTTACGGCGGAGATCGGTCTAACAAGTTTGTATGCGATTACTGCGGGTATCCTGGCCATTATTCAGAGGAGTGTCCATCCCTCCCAAGCCGACACAGACGCTAAACGCTCACACAAACACTTTCGATTGGGAGAGGGGATGTTTTATGGCGACATCGGGATTAGGATTCGCACCTGGCACGAAGCAAGATGCACTCCACGATAACCGTGAGCATGTTTGCACGCCTGAGGATTGCCCACCACGGGGCGGATACTACGTTTCGTGCATCGACGATAACGGGAATGTGTTCCTCATGGCGGGACCGTACCGGACACATGGGTTAGCGCTGGCCGATGAGCGCAAGGCGTGCAAGATCGCGTCTGATATTGACGGTCGCGCGTGGTTCATGGCGTGGGGCACGTGTCACAAGGATTCGAAGGAGCAAGGCGTGCTCAATAAGCACAAGCTGATTTAGGGGGCATTATGACGAACGATCCGATTAAGAATCTGCAAGACGCAATCGATTGGGCTGAGAAGAATTACCCACTGCCGCGATGTCGGCATGGGAAAGCACTCAAGGATGCGGCTGGAGACTTGCTTGAGCCTACTTGCGGCTGTCGCTTGCAAGGGTGCGTCATTGTGTGCCCACCTGAGCCAGAGCCGGACGCGGGATCGTGGGATGAGTACCAGCACATCAAGGCAGCATGGGCCAATCGGCCAAAGTTTGACGCCTAGCCCATCCGGTACGCTTGGCGGGCAGGTGAGGGAGTGAGGGAGGGATTATGACACGATACGAAGCACTTGTTGACGGCGTTCTCTGGCAGGGCGGGAAGGGTTACACATCCTACTCGTTCGGCAACAAGCCAACCAGAGCGCAAGTCATAGCGAAGTGTGGTGACTTTCAAGAAGTAACGCGGATTCGCTTGCATCGGATTGTCACTACGCAAACCAATGACGTGCCGTTTGCCGTTGACACTGAGGACGCAATCGAGCAAGCACGACGCTAACCCACTAACCCCGGCATCCTGAGAGCCGGAGAATGGAGACGGACAATGGCATCGCATATGGGAGAAGCAATCGCTCTTTCTAGTCCGAGTGGTCGCATGTCGAAGCGTGCGCGTAAGGCTGCAATTGCGCGGCTTGGCAAAGCATTGTTCCCAGATGGCATCCCCGCACCCTTGGTGCCGCAATACGACCGCAAGTATTCATTGCTGCGACGGGCGAGAGAATTGCGCGAATTGGCAGATCGTGGGATGCATCCAAGGTTATATCGCAAGACTGCGGCAAAGTGGGAAGCGGAAGCGGCGACTCTGTAATCGCTGGCAAGAATGGCGGAGCGGTCAAAGCAGCATAGGAGGCCAAAGATGCGGTCAACTTTCTGGATGACGGCGCAAGAAGCAGAAGATGAGATTAAGCTCCGGGAATCAATAGTTTGCAGTCACGACTGGCGGGGAATTGACACAGGCAAAATGTGTGCAAAATGCTGCAAGATCGTGAAATTCGATGAAGAATCGGAAATGGAGCGTGATTTGAGATGAACGGCCAGATTCTAACGTTTCGCACTCTCCGCAAGATCAATCACCCGTTCTTGCTAACTATGGGCCTTGGATTGCTGTTCTGGGCTGGCATCGTTGCGCTAATATGGCGCTTATGGTGACGATCTTGGGCCGAAACGAAGCTATGAAACGGCTGATTCTAGCCTCTGGTGGGCCTAGGCCCATGCCCGAGGGCTATCCGAAGGTTATTTCTGGCTCCAGAGTCACCGTAGGCGCAGCAAAAGCCATTCCACAAGCGGAGGAGCTATGCCAAAACGGGGAACACAAAGGCTCTGCGCCAAGTGTGGCAAGCAAGCCCGTCCTGGTTCGGCGGTAGTCCGAGACTTCGGGGCTGGTGGACGAATCCACAAAGCCTGCCTCAAATCCTAGCGCCCATGCTTGTGATGCACGTGCACCAATGCTCCGCAGGCCGTATCCCCTAAACAGACCTGAGTCTGCCATCGCATCTGCAAGCCTTCAGGGGTTGGCATTCCGCCAATTGTGCGGGCGCTGATATTGGCAGTGGACGGGGATACCGCATTCACAATGGCTACAGCCGTATCCGTGACCAGATTTACCCATGCCGTGGCCTTCTGCACTGCCATTGGATCAACAATCTTAGCCGCTGCCAGCTCTTGAGGCAGATTGCTTTGGATTGCCTGAGCTGCTACCACGACGTTTTGCAGGTTGCTCGATGTCTTGTTCTTCTCGTAGTTGTCGTATGCGGTCTTGATGGCATTGACTCCCGCAATTCCAAGGCCAGTAAGGAGCTGCAGGGCTGCACCATCTGCCGGGGAGACTGCGCCAATTGCGCCTTCCAAGTTCGCGGCGGTCTGCAATACGAGATCAATGTCAGAAAGCACCTGATCGACCGTGCAAGCTGTGAGCACGATAGTGAAGCACAGAACGGCGATTACGGCGTGCTGCCAAGCATAATTCCAGAGTTTCTGCATGGTTATTGCTCCTTCGGGCGAATTGTACACCTAAGTTCTCGTTTTCCTATGACAAAAGCACGGGCATTCCACGACGTAACAGCCGGAATGCTTGTTTTTGAGGCACATTTTAGAAGTCTTGGGCACTCGCGGCGGGCCTGTTTTGCGCCGATCTCTCCCATGCGGAAGATTGAGATTTCCGCCCATGAGCCTCAGTAATTGGGAGCGTTTGCTCAGAATGGCTCCGTTCCAAGTAGGGGGCGACGGCTCTGGGGGTCTGCCGTGGGCCGTGCTCTCATCCTCATAAATCTGCTTGAGTACGCAAATTAACTCCTTGAGATCGACGCCCATGCGCTCAGTTGCGGCAGCTCTCAACCTGTCAATTCTGCCGGGAAATTTAGCCTCTATCCAATCCACGAAGCCTACGGGATCACGGTGACTCCAGAAAATGTGGCACGCAAGGCACAGGCCAATCACATTGTCTAGGTCGTAACGTATGCTCGGGTGTGATCCCTTTGCCAAGATGTGCGCGGCCTGCAGCGGTTTCAGTTTCTCGCACTTCAGACAACCCGTACCCTGCCGCTGGAATACTATAGCCTTCACCCAGGCGTCGGCCTCAGTCACCAATGGAAAGCGCTTCTTGCTGCGCTTACGGATTGGCTTGCGTGGCTTCACTTCTTAAGCGCCTCTAATTGCGCCTGCAGCTCTGCCGCCTTAGGGCCAACGATAATGTAATCGTCCGTCAGTAACGAAGTTTGGCCTTCGCCTGTAAATCTTGGCGGGCGCTTCTCTTTGAACTCTGGGCGGCACCCACAAGAGCAACCCCCGCCATCACATTTGGCAGTCTTGGGACGCTTAATGCCTTGCGCGTCTCGGTACGGAGGAGCGAAGTGGTTTCCATTCCAGCAATGAAAACAGAGCAGATACCCGCGTGACGGGTCGAAGCGCAATGGCTCCTTCTCCCCGTCGTGCTTTTCAACAGTTTGCACAGGTTTTGCACTCATCGCAGTTTCGCCTCCTTCTCCAGCCTCGATAGATTCACCCAATTATGCTGCATTTGGCGCATTTCGTCCCGCTTTTCCTGCCGCCTGCGAACTCTCAGCCCATCTAGCGACTGATCCGGCGCTTCCCGATAGAGGTAATTCGCCTCGCGGCGCTTGTTCGCGTTGAACTCTTGCATGGCTTTTTCAAGCCAAGGCTCGTAGCGGCAGGTGAATCCTTCGTTTGCCATTCTTTTAGGCTCCAAATCTGGACATAACTGCGTCCGCGAATGTAGAACCGTTTCTGCGTGGCGTGGGCCGTGTCTCGTAGCTCTCGCCAGAAATCCAGATCGCCAGTCATTGCGGTCTAAAGCTGAACGGCGAGGCCAGCCCCTCATGTGCGTGCATCCGCATCTTTTCATCCACGGCCTGCACTTCCGAAGCCGTAAGGCGGTGCCATTCGACCTCATCATCCAAATAGCGTGACTGGTTGAAAAAGGTTGATGGGTGTGGGGTTAGGCTCTCTCTGTTGCCTGCTGGAGAATCGCGGTACTGGCGGGTTTTTGTGATGATGAACTTGTAGACATCTTCTAAGGCCATCGGTTTCTGGTTGTACTCTCCAGCCCGCAGGCGCGTGATCGCGTTCTCGATGGCCCGGATCGCTATTCGCTTTCCAACGTGCCTTGGATAGAGATTATAGACTTGCTCGGCGCATTCATTTGGAAGCATAAGTCTCCTGTAGACACACGCCATCCCTTTGGACTCAGGGTGTTCCGTGCTCGTCTGCCGTGCCGTTCTTGAGAAGTAGGTACGTCTTAGTATGTAAGCCTGTCCATGCGACCGGGACGTTGGCGTTTTCGCAGGATCGAGTACCTGCCCGTTGCCCGGATTTCGACAGCCTTGCTTCTCTTCCCCAGACCTGATGGGGTTAACGTGTTGCAGCGGCCCTTTTTTCTCGGAAGGGGTGCCGCGATCCTCCGCCCGTGTTACCGGGAAGCAGACGTAGGTCTCCCGGTCCATGAGAAGCTCCGAATTGTAAAGGGAACTTGCATTCGCCGGAGTACAAGCAAGAAGGTTAGGAGAGGGCGGCGCTGGCGACTCCGGCGAAGGAATTTTTCCAACGGGCCGCCCACCCAAACTTTCCTGCACCAGTAGCATCGCACAACCTCTCCGCCGCTGTCAACTTGTACCATACACATTTTGTAGGCAAAATGCCGACACTCAGTAACACACTACAGGTTGTGGTTTTAGCGGCATACTTGCCCACATCTTGTGATTGACAGCTGTTGGTAATGGCGTTACGATGCCATCACTATGAAATACAAGACGGCGAATATTCCTACACGGCTGCGAGTTAATTCATCGAAATGGGAGGCCTTGTGGCAGCAAGCTTTATCCCTTCCGAAAGGAAAGGCTGTTCAGTTGCCGCTGGGTGGTGAGCATTTTGAAGTGGTGCGTAGGCGGATAACGGCCAGCTTCTACCATTTCAGGAAATCAACCACCGCGCTGAAGGATCGTCAAATATCAACTTCCAATGACGATGGCAAGCACCTTTTCGTGTGGTTGAGGGAAAAAGGCGAATAACTATGAAATGCTACTGCGGACTTGAATTTACCAAACAGACGCCTTGGCAGAAGTATTGCTCTGCAAAGTGCGGGAACCGGAAGCGGGCTAGACGCTGGAAACGGAAGGTACGGGCAGCGCTGGCAGGAGAGAACAAGTGACCTACCGCTGGTTTCGCCTCTGCGTCCTGCTTTATGCCGCACTACTGGTGATCTGCATGGATTCGGAAGTTGCAGGCTTACGGCAGGACCGGGAGTTCTGGGCAGACATGGCAAGTCGGACGGCTGCGAGTTGCGTGCAAGCTCTAGGGAGGTAATTGTGGACAAAGACGAACTCAAAAAGGTTCTCGGACTTCACTTGGATTGGCTAAATGGCAAGCCCGAAGGCGTCAGGGCGAACCTCAGCGGGGCGAACCTCAGCGGGGCGAACCTCAGCGGGGCGAACCTCAGCGGGGCGAACCTCAGCGGGGCGAACCT